TTGTTTAATTATTCTATTTTTTATTGTTAATATTTCAATATTTTTTCTAACTAAACAATCAATAATATAATTAATTGGATTGTCATATATTATCGGAATTATTTTTTCATATATTTCATAATCTTTTAATTCTTTTCTTAATTCTTTTATTGTTCTAAATGAATAAATAATTATATCATTTATTTCAATATAGGATATATTTTCTTTTTCTTTTATTGAAACTAAATATCTATACATTCTAATTGCTAAAGATTTCATTAATATATTATTCATTCCATTTATTCCTTTATTTTTCAAATGTTTTAAAGCATCCATTTCGACATTTATTTAAGTATTTATTTATACACTATTATATAAATATTAATATTACAAATATACAAAATTATTTTACAAAATTTTAAATAATAAATAATTATTTTTAAAATATCAAATAAATGCAAAAACGGGCCCAAATCGGGCCTATTTCCTACAAACCATCCCAAATCCTGATCATATCGCCTTTAGGGCGCTCGGATTCGGATTTGTTCGGGTAATTGAGGGATTTTCTCGGATTTAATCCGGACAATCTCAACAAATTTCGGATTCGGATTTGATAGAGATTTAGGTATGCGATAGCTAGCCGATCCAGTGCCCTCACGCCGCTCAGGCGATAGCTAGTGGAAAGGGAAGAGGGATTCGGATTTGTTCCCGATGCGATAGCTGGTCCTCACACAAAAAGGCCCTGAATCCTTTCCGCATATCCTGCAGTTTTAGTAGCAGTTAGATGCTTGGGATTCAGGGTCCTTGATTATCCCAGCCCGAGTTTCTCTGAGATCTTATCGACCTTGTATACATCTACGGCCTCCAGTTCCTTGAGCTTGGCTTTGGTGATCCCATCCAGTTCGGTAGGGCGGGCCACCACTTCCGGAAGATCTTTGAGCCCATTTTCAAGGTATAGGTCGGTAAGGGATTCCGAGAAAGCGGAAAGGGATTTGGTTTCGTCCCGGTGTACGGGAAGCTGGCTTTTGGCCTTCTCCTGCCCCGAGATTAGTACGAGGGCCTCGGTGATCGTGATATGATTTTGATGTCCTGAATCGGATGGTAAATCCTCTGTTTTAAATGCCTTCAATTGATTAGCGAGGGAAGCCAGATTCGCCGTTGCTCTAAGCATTGAGTCAACCGCACCAGTCACTGCGTTGGTAACAAAAGGTTTGTAGGTGTTGTTCTCAAATTCCAGCAAACCTTGTGTTCTACGGGCTAGGCGGGATATGTTCTCGAGGGACAGGGAAATGGACCGCGAAAAAATTTCTCCCGCGGCGCGATTTATTGTTTCATTACTGGAGAGATTTATGAAGGTATTATCGTTACCAATGAGATTGGAATTAATGAATGAAATTGGTATTCCGGTATACCTAGAGAAATCCTCAAAGGAAAGGGTAAACCCATTGAGGGTAAAGTTATTATTGATATAGTATGATGTATAGCTTTGATAAAGGCTATTGTAGTCTTTATTTATAGATTGTATAGTAGTATGCTTAGGTCTAGGAATTCGGATATTGGTTGTATTCATTATTCTTTGTTTTGGGGAGGGTGGAAGAAAGTTAATTTTGGGTTTCCCTTTTAGGGATAATAGTATCACTATAAGAATTGGTCTGGTGTTTTACTAGATCGGCTTCAGGAATCCAGGATTTCTCACGAATATAGAGGATCCAGAAGCAGGATCCTCTATATAATTGGAGTCGTAGTTCTAGGGAATTACTTACCGATAATCAGGTTCCATTGCTTTAGCAGGTCTTCCTGGTCTACTTCAGGATGTGAAAAGAAGTAGTAATCCTTGGCAATTTCCACATAGACTGTGAAATATGATACAGGGACAATGTAATGGGCCACGTTACTTGGTACTGGAAGTGTTGCAATGAAATAGGGTTCCCATTGTGATTTCTCCACCTTGGTTGGGTCTTTGGGAGTGATTTCCCTTATGATTTCAGGATATCTTTCCTGAAGCCTGTTGTGGATTTCCCATAGGTTCCAACAATCGAAGTGCATGATAATTTTTGAGTAAGGCCTGAAGAGTTCATCTTTGGCTTTCTGTGATAGGGAATTGAAGTATTCCCTTTCCTGCATTTTTTGAGTCATCGGTGTAGGTTTTTAAGGTTAATTCTGAAGTTGATATTGTTTACTATCTGTTTCTCTTCCTTGACTGTCCTTAGCCATAGTTCCAGGATATGGATATCGGCTTCGGATAGCTTATCATTGAGTATCGCTTCCAATTCCTGTGTGAGCCTGGAATTTCTGGATACGGATACCATGATGGGTAATAGGTTCTTTGCCATGTCTGTTATGGATTAAGTTCTATTTGGATTTGGCCAAGTTCCTCTTCCAGGTCTGTTTGGATTTGACCTATTTCATTGATCTTCCGGTCAAGAGAGTCGATCAGGACCTGTTGTTTCCTGATTGTATCCTCTTGGGTTGATACATTGAATCCTAAGATCATGAGGCCTAAGCCCAATAGGATGATTAGGAGAATTGCAAAGGAGGTGTCGTTTTTCATGATTATTTGTGTTTTTGGACATGTAATGATGATTTGTAGTAATCTATGTTTAACTCTTTGAGTTGCTTAGCTGCGTCTTCTTTAGAAGTTGCTAGTATCGAACCAAGCATCCCATTTTTGAGGTCATACAGGTATTTCCTTTTGAGGAGTAGGGTTTCCTGTGATTGCCGGGACATTGACTTAAGATATGGTTTCATGGGTTACATATCGTTTTGGGAAATAGTTGTTAATATACCCAGATTGTCAAGGTATGCGATGTATTTAAAATGGTTGGATCCGCAGAAAGGTTCGTAGTCCAGATCTTGAGGGAATTCCCAGTTTTTAGGGATTAGGTATAGGTGAGAGGCAATTCCGCCTTCGTCAGATCCGTCATCCGACATGAACCCGGCAATTTGATATTCATTGAGCATATCGTAAAGGAATTCAATGACCCGATCTAGGTCATAAGTCCAGTTCTCAAATACGATTGAACCTGGGTATTCCTTGGATTCGAATTTACCCAAGAGGGCCTCACTGAGTGGGCCATGAGCCCAGAGTGCATAGTTCTCATGTTCGAGAAACCTGTGGATTTGACACCTGACCTCATAGTATATGGGAGATGTCTCAGCCAAGACTTGGAGCCGGTGATTGTAATTTTTAACTGTTGTTTTCATGGTTCCAGGAGTTGAATGGATTTAATATCACTGATGGCAATTGATTTTGAGAAAGTGCTGTCATCCTCGTTCTCGAGGGTAACGATAATTGTTTCATTGGCCTCATCGATTTTGAATTCCGGGTATCCGGTTGCAGTGTCCAGGATTAGGTCATCGCAATTGGTAATCCTGATGTATGGGTCCCAGTCTGATGTGTGTTCCTCTTCCCCGAGTTGCATGATAGCCCCAATCATAAGCTCGATAGCCTCGATTTGTTTTATGGGAGTGGTCCAGGTTGCTTTGTGATTGATTTCAAATGGATACTGCCTGCAGATACCCATGAATTTTGTTGAGAGTTGTTCCATGATTATTTAAGTTTTGCATTGGGTTTTACGATGAAGAAAGGATCAAATTCATTGTCGGGACAGAGGGTTACTATCTGATCGTTTTCATCCTTGATTTCCATGAGGCCATCTACGCCAGCATGTATTTCCTGTTCTTCCTCTGTAGCATCAGATAGCCCTTCGCCCAGTACGAAGTGACCTTTGATAAAGTGGGAATAAACGTTTACCTTTGATTCGAATGGGAGATCATTGATCTTAGCAATGAATTTTTCCCAGTATTGTCCTTGTGTCATGATTTAATTATTTGAGGGTTAATAGTTTTCAGTGATTGCAATGATACATGTCTCATTGCCGAGAGAAACGAGATCCCAGAAAGGTGAGCATTCCCCCTTAGAGAGGTCAAAGGCATCGATGAGCATCCTGATTTGATGCAGGGTGAGGTTATTCTTGAATTCAATGTAGCAAACCAGGACTGGTTGGCCTTTATCCCAGTTTTCATAGTCATGTTTGTAACTGAATACCTTGAAAGAAAGGTCGGTGATGTTCTCCAGATCGTTTTTTACCGAGTGATAATCAGCATTTTGAAGGTCCAGATCCGGGTCCCGATAATTTTCGGGTTCGTTAGGACGATTGTAAAGGGCCTTTGAATAGGCACCAGCAACTTCCCATGTACTGGGATTGTGCAGAATGTTAGGAAAGTGTTCCATGTTAATAAGTTTTGAGGGTTAGTGATAGGTTTTGCATTTGCATTAATGCATTAAATTTATATATATGCAAATATAATGCATTTTAAATCCCAATGCAACGTTCCTGCATCAATCTCTATTATAACTTTTCACCATCCTATTTAGCCATATTCTGGATTGATTTGATGATTTTGTGATCAGCAAGATCTTCGTCCTCAAGGATATCCTGACACATGGAATATAGGATACTGCATTGATTTTTACTTAGTTCTAAGGTGCGAGGGAATTCATGTTCAATTCGAGCCTTAGCTAGACGAAGTTTTTTTTCGACACTGCCTAACCGATTAATTTTTTGTAGGCGTTTACCTTTCAATGATTCATCGATTATAGTGTGGCCAAGCATATAGGAATACTCTTCTGATACCAACATTTTGATGAGGTCCATTTCCTCTCGTGTAAGGAATACTGGTTGCTTCTTTTTCATAGGTTATTGGATTGGGGCCCAATACAGGGTTGAATGATTAGAATAACCCATACAGTAGGCCTTTTCATGAAGGTCAAAGATGATATACCCATCATCCAGGAATGCGGTTGCATTGGTGAGCCTGGCAGCGAAGAAAGGAGCTTCCTCCATAAGCCGGCGGGTTGGCATAAAGATATACCGTTCCTTATTTACCTTCCGCTTCGGAGGGGTCAAGGCCGAGTTCTCTGATTTCTTCCCATTGGTCGTGGGAGAGGTTTTCGAGGATTTCAATTTGTTCATGGGTGAGATCCGGGAAGGCTCTACTGGCCTCAGCATGTTCTTCCTCGTAATTTTGGTAGTAGTTTCTGTTACTTTCATATTGGGTTGTGTTTTGGGTTTTTCTTCCGAAATAATCTATGTTAGGATCTGATGTGCCTGGTGAATAGGCTTCTTCAATGATTCTTTGACTGTCCTTCTTATCGAAGTACAGGGTTAATTGTGAACCTATGATTACAAATAGGATTAGCGATAGGAGTACTATGTTTTGTCTTTTCATGAGTCATGCGGAGCTGCAGGGTTAGTTACTTGGGGATAGTTTTCGATCAGATGGAGGAAGTCAGACCATCCCGGAGGGTCATTTAAGATGTTGAATACGTGATCTGGTAATTCAAACCACATTTGTTGGAGGTGATTCATTAGGCCTTGATGGTTTTCTTGCATTTCCATGGCCTGTAGTTTTTGCCACTCGTTGATACCAAAGTATCTCACTATGAACCACTTACAGTTAGGAATTCTCCTTCCATAATTCCGAAGCCAATGTTTATAATCATCGAATGTTGCCATATTACTGTTCTATTAGGTTCTCTGATTTAATAAATCCTGGGTCTCCTTTGTGTTTTACCTGCAGTTCAGTGATGTCCTTTTCGAAGCAATACTCTGTCCCGAATTTCTTGAGCAGGCTATGCCTGAGCAAATTAAGCTCTGATTTACTGACCCTGCTATTGGTCATCTCAGCCTTGTTGGCATCGACTTTCTCGATAGCATCCATGTCAAGGACAAATGGACCGATTTTATCTAGGGCATACCCAATTAAGTGGGCCTCCTGTACTGTTAGTTCTACTTTCCAAGCCATGTTATATCTCCTCGTATTTTTTAATGAGTAAAAGGCAATCATCCAATGTTTTCTTGTAGCTATTGATCAGGGCTTTCATTTCCTGATACTTGTCGAGAGGTACAGTGATCTGGTTAATGTTCTCTGAGAAGTCATATCCCTTAGATTTCATGTATGACAGGACCAAAGCATCGTATTCCTTGATATTGATTTCAACCTTGTCATCGATAACCGTGTGTGGTGTATTTGGTAACCCATCAGTCCCGATCTCATAATCTGGTAATTGGTATTCGGTTGGTTCCTTGTAATCAAGGTTGCATTCGTCATCTGGATCTTTCCTTCCCCAAGTTACTCGTGGTGAGGCATTCATGTACCCAACGATGTTATTGGCTTTTTCCTGAGCATCATCGTCTAGGTCTTCCATTAAGCCGCAGTCAGACATGTGGGCAAAGATGTAATCTATACCAGTAGCCAAAGCCTTGACCATAGCCCTCATGTCCATGACATCATCGAAGTTATGCTCGATGAAATGATAGAAAAGATCCTCATAGTAAGTCTCATTGTGATTACTGATATTATCTACCAGATCATCGAATTGTTCTTTGGTTAAGTACCGTGATTCTTTTGCCCCAGTCACCGATAGGTCTGGGTCAAGGGGTACATCTTGAAGCGCTAAATCATTGATGTGTTTGGTGAGCAGTTCCCTTAGGAATGTTTGTTGCTCCCATGTTAATTGCTTTTTCATAATGTTTAAGTGTTAGGTTAAGATTTTATATGTGTCATCTGGTGGCATTTCGAAATTCGTTGATACCCAACCCTCTTTAAAGATATAGATCTGATCACTGTATTTATTTACAGTATCGCCATCCAGTTCCAATACTGTTCCGAGGCATTCCTTGAGATCTTCCATTGAGTCGTAATCGCCATCTTCTTGGTGCATCTTTAATGAAAGGTTCAGGCATTCTTCTAATGAATCGGCCTGAACTACCTCTTGGAATTGTTCCTGTTGTTGGTAATCTTGGTCGAATAAGAGAATATAGGTTTTCATGTTATAATGGGCTTAAGGATCGGCATCCTACGATTTTACCGTCCTGATTAATAACTCCGTTTACTATGAGAAGGTCATTCCGTTTTCCCAGCATTTCCCTCGCTACGATCCAGGATACGATGTATAAGGTATCCTGTTGGGGTTCTGGTAAATTCTGGACCTCAGAATATTCATTCCGTGTGATTGGTATGTATCCACCAGGTGCTGGAATCCTGTAAAGGGTTTTTGTCTTTTGGATGACCCTGCAGTATTTCTCTGCCGGTGGGAAGATTGCGAGTGGAAAGGCATAATCAACAGTTTTATCTGTTGCTTTAAGGACCCGTACTTCGTGAGGTGTGGTGTTAATTATTTGCATAGCATTAATAATATAAAAGGTTGTGCAATAGGCAACCTAAGGTGCATTCTAGTGCATCATATTGGTGCACCCTTAGGAATTTGCATATTAATATTTGAGTTGTACTAGAATATCACTTTTTGATAAATGGGAGGGGATGTTGAGTCCCCTCCCATATCGGTGAAAGACCGGGTTTACAGAGTTTTCCCCTTTGAAGGATCGGGCAATACTGCATTACAGAGTTCGGTGAACTCGGTATTGAGTTTTGTGAACTCAGCATTTGCCTTTTCGATCTCAGTTGCAGGGGCGGCAGCATCTTGGAGTTTAGCCAATGCGCTTTCTGCTTTGTGGGCCTTTTGCCTGAGATTCCGGATTTCTTTACGGTGCTTAGCCCGGAATTTTTTCATCTTGGCCGGATCCCCTTTGATCCCATCGGGGTAGAGCCATTTGTAATCCCGTTCCCCAGCTTCGGTATCATCCGATTCCGGTTTTGCTTTGGGAGCCTTGTTGGCTGCAACCTCAGCAGTTTTGGTTTCCAGCTTTGCCTCTTTTTCGGCAGCAGCCATTTCATCCAGTTTTTTGCGGGCCTCGATCTTATCCTTAAGAGAGACACCTTTCTTGACTTCAGTCATGATGGTAGGGTTTTGTGGTGCATAAGCACCGGGTTAAATATTTGAGTGTTGGGATTAAAAGGTTGCATATTGCAATAATTTATAATGCAAATATAATAAACCTAAATCCTCTTGTAAAGGATCTTGGTGCTATCTCTTATATAACTTTTATCTGGGCCCATTTTGCATTATATATTAATATTATATAGGATAAAATGTATGTGACATGTTGTTATTTCTGTGAAGAAACCCCCACCAGGAAAGGCAGGGGTTTCTCTTAATTGTACGTTCGTTTAGCAAGGTAAGGTAAATCTATTCATCTGACCGGTGCAGACCCTGGCTAGTTCGAAACTGATATTGGAAGATGTATGAGTCTTAAGTGGATATGCTAAAATGTCAGAGCACGATCGATACTTATGAGACTGCAAAATTGTGTTATCAGTATAAACCTGAGTAGGGAGGCAAACCGCTACCGGATATGTGACCGGTTCAATATCGCCAGCAACGAAGATTGCTTGGGGAATGAGAGGCAGGCATGATACCTGGTAGTCGGGAATTGGCGTTACCTGATTCACTAGAACGGTTTGCGTGATTCCGGGTGGGTGATAGGCAGCGTATGCCGGTGTTTCTACCGTTAACGCAAGGAGAGTGAATCCAAGGGCCATAAAGACCAGAAATAGGATTTTCTTCATGTTGTGTTTGGTTTTGGTTTTTTGCCACTATTGGCGGTAAGCATTATTTAATTGAAATAGTCTTTAGCTATAGAGGAGGAAATCCAATATCTCTAGATCTACTTTGTCTTTTTTGTGTTCCTTTGCCCTGGTTTCCCCATGATTAAGTTGGTAATTCAGAGCGTTGTAAATGAGCCAATCATTAGCGGTGGCTAGCCCAAAGTGGGCCATTTCGATGTTGAGCCTTTCCAGTGCATCTTCGGCCATCTTCTTGGGGAAGTTGGTTTCAGTTGCAACTTCCATGATCCTTTGTTCCGGAGCATAAATAGGTTGGGCCCTCAGTTTTTGGAATGGCTCCAGGAATTCAGAGGCCTTTTCGCAAAAGACTTCGAATTTATCCAAGGTTTCCGTTACCAGCAAATCGCTGAGTACCTGGGCAGTGTGCATCATCTTATCAGTGGAAGTGGTTGCATTTTGTACCGGTATGCTAAGACCGTTAAGGCAAACAAGCCTGTAAAGGCCAAAGCTTCCTTGATATTTGAGTGAGCCGTCATAAGAATTCTGTACCCGTAATCTCGGGAAAACATCATCCTTTTCGGTAATGGAATTGGCAAAATCAGTGGCAATGAAATCGATGTAGAATTTTGCATGATCCCTGATTTTGAATTCCATTTTAATTTTGAGGCCTTTGATGGCAAAAGCTTCAAAGAGAGGTCCCACGATTGATTCGTTGGTTTGAAGCTCATAACTCTTGGAGCAGAAATTCACGATACGTGGCCCTTCAGGGTAATCGACCACGATAGCTTGGTCGATGTTGTTGTTCGGCAGGTACTCTAAGGGTATAAGCCCTTTTACAGGTACCTTGCGAACTGGGTAAAAGAGAGGTTTTGTTTCCATGTGATATATATTAAATAATTATAATGCAAATATATAAAACCTTTATCCTCTTGTAAAGGATCTTGGTGCTATCTTTTGCTAAACTTTCTCAAAACTAAGGGTAGCGTTGTCCTTGATGTTTTTGTGAAAGTACTTGCCTTTTGAATCTGCACTAAGGAAGTCCTCATAGCCCTTTTGGGTGACCGGTGTATACTTATAGGTCTGACCAGATTTGAAACGAATCCTAAGTTCCTTTTTAGCTGGTTCGTAACCGATAGCATCGATGTTACTGGATTCTACTTTTACCATGTTCATGATTGCTGTATTATTTCGTTAGTTACTTTATCCCTGATTGTCATATTTCCCTCGTCATCGATTTCGGTTGTAATGCCGAATTCAATTTCTGACATTTTAAGGAACATGTCGAAGAGGATAAATTGCCCCTCTTCTGGATATTGTTTAAGAAATTCTGGGGTCCATAATTTGATGATGTACTTTACCAGATAGAAGATGGGCATTGGTACTTCCCAATCTTCTGGGTTTTCCTTGATTTTCTCAAAGTGAGCAAGGATGTCGGGTAAATTATCCAGCATCTTATCCTGTGAAAAGCCCATGTCCATGAGTTCATCATGATACTCAGGATCAGCATAAAGCTTTTCATAGATGTTAAGTATGGACTTGGTTTGAATAGACACTACCTTGAGCAGGATTTCTCTCTGCTCAGGTAGTAGTGGGAATGCGATTCTTATTTGCATATCTTTATTTTATAATAGTATATCCTGGTTATTCCTGTTCTGCGGCAAGCCTTTTCTCAACTTCCTCTTTGTAGGCAAATTCCACATCCTGGTACCAGCGACGTACTATTTTCGGGACCCGCATTTCAGGGTCACGTTGCAAATCACGAATGGCCTTACGGAAAGCATCCCGTTCTTCCTGTAACCTCATGTAGACTGGGAATTTAGCCATATCCGTCTTGTGAATGTTATAGGAGTTTTCCTTGCCCCAAGGTAATGAGATAGGGCAATTCTCAACCAGTTCTCCGTGAAGGTAGATAACGAATTTAGGGATTTTCTTACCCATGATCCTGATACCGAATACCAGCTTCGGATCATATTTATCATTGGCAGGGTCCTTAGCTTCCTTAATGCAGGGCATCATCCATTGGTATGAGTCCTCATGTTCTTCCTCGGGTTTGAATTTTAATTCCAGATCCTCAATGAAATCGAGGGTGAGGAATTTGAAATCCATAGTCCTGAGAGATTCGATAAGCTGTTCCTGATTTTCGATGATCCCCTTTTCAATTTCGAAGAGAATGGTTTTAACCAGTTCCTCATGAGAACCATCCATTGAATCCGTTGAGAGTTTAGGTCTGCCCCGTTTTCCAGGTACCTTAGTTTCCCTCGGTAATATCCCAATGAGTTGATCGAGGTATTTTTTGAATTTCTCAATATCCTCTTGATCAAATAGTGAGACTTCGATTTTCATGGGCCCTTTGTGTTCTTCCGCAGGCCCCTTAGCTAGCTCTGTGTCCTGTTCAACCAACCTGTCTGAGAAGTGGTTGAATTCGGGATCATAGAGCTGGATGCGGATCTTTTTTTGGATTTCCTTGTTCATGTGTTTGGGATATTTATATTAATTAATTATAATGCAAATATAATAAACCTAAATCCTCTTGTAAAGGATCTTAGACATAACTTTTGCCAATCTCTTGTAAAACCAAATAAGCTGACTCCTTTGGTGGGGCCAGCTTATTTGATAGTTCAATAACGCTTGGATTGTGATTAATCTTCGGCGACTTCAGGAGTTTTACGTTCCTTTTTGGCTGGCTTTTCGGCAGGAGCCTCGGCAGTAGGATCGCCTTCTGCTTTTTCGGCTTTGTTGTTCTGGCGACGCATTTTAGCCCGGTATTTCTTCTTCTCCTTGTCGTCCGTCATCCCCTCGGGATATTCGTACTTTTTGGCAAATCCGCCTGAGCGTTTCGGTTTCAGGCCTTTGGCCAATTCGTCAGCTTCTGCAAGTTCAGCTTCGAGAGCCTCAACTTTTGAAACGAGTTTTCCGAGTTTTTTGGCAAGCTTCTCATCTTCAGGAACATCGTCCTTTTTGATGTTGTTTTCCTTGCGGAAGTCGCGGAGTTCCGCTTTTGCCATTTTCAGGTTTTCCTTGGTAGTTTTTACCAGTTCCTGAGCTTCTTCGTAAGTGATTTCCTTTGACATTGTGTTGTGGATTTTGGTTAGTAATTAAGGGTTGTGAATTAAAAATATAAATAGCATCTAGTATCTACTGCAGAAATGGAATTATTTTACTAGAGAAGGTTAATCATCTGAGATGTTAAAGGGTAACTCCCTGACTTCCAATAGGTCCTGACCGGGGAAATCGAGAAAGAATTTATCATTGGCCTCTTCAGGAGTAAGGTTAGTATAGAATTGAATCCTTTGGTTTCCAGTACCGTTTTCCTCATAGATGACCATTACGATCTTATGCTCCAAACCGAGTTGTTTAAGCCTAAAAGCCATAGCTTCGGCCTCTGCCAACTTATTGGCATAAGGCTTCATTTGAGCCTTCTTCAAAAGAGCATTGGCCCTATGTTTAATAGCCTTGATCCTTTCTATGTAATAGGTTACTTGGTTCATAATTCAATCATATCGATCAGACATTCACAAAGGATTGGGTAATTGGTATAGAGAGGTTTCCCTTTACCATTAAGCCTTGTCATGACCTTACCAGTCTCCGGATCCTTTTCGGTCTGCTTAACAGGCCTGTAGCCAATGCGGCCCGTACCCATACATTTCTTACACTTCTTTGTGTGTTCAGGAGTTTCAGTAAGAACACGTTGAGATAGTAAGAACTCCATGATCGCTCTCTTGCAGTTACGATCTTGCCATTTCTTAACCTTAAGGTAATCGGCATCATGGTTCTCGTTGAGATAGTTCTGAGTGGCTTCATTGAATTTTACCTTTATCCGTTCAACATGTTGGCGGATACTAAATTCTAGTTTGTAGAGTTCGATTTTTTCCATATCATTATTAATATTTGAGTTTAGAAAAAGAGGGGAGAGGTTTCCCTCTCCCCTAGATTCCCTGTAATCTCCCCCCGGATATTACTTGGCGGGAATCTCAATCTCCAATTTCTTGGCGATTGCCTTACGGAAGCCTTTGATGGTGTCATCGTCATAATCATCAGGATCAACTCCCTTGATTTTGTAGTCCTTGATAACCTCGCAGAGATCATCATAATCGCATTCGACCAGATCCTTCCAGGTGATGTCGGGGTTTTTGACCGCAGCTTTCGGTGCAGGTTTTTCGTCCTCGTCGTCATCATCCTCGTCTTCCTCGGTAACATCTTCCGGAATCTCGATCTTCATCGCCTTTGCGATGGCTAGCCTGAGCTCGCCCTCATCAAGGCCTTTGGTTTTGATGTCCAGGTCCTCATCATCGATCAGGTCAAAGAGTTCTTCTTCGTCCATGTTTTCGAGATCAACGAAGGTCATCTTCTTTTCCTTTACCGGTTCAGGAGCCGGCTTAGCTGCAGGTTTTGCAACTTCCTTTGCAGGAGCTTCGGCTTTTGGTTTTGTACCATGATCATGTGCATCACCGGTTAGGATGAGTACTGATCTGGCAATAAAGACAGTGCCGTCTTCCATTGTGATCATTGCCTGGCCATAAGGAGATACTTCCAGGACTTCAGCGATTGTCTGCCCCACTAGTGAAGCAATTGGTTTAATTTTCATCTGTTTTGGGATTGGTTAATAAGTAAAGGTTATAGGTTTTAAGCTTCAGTGTTTTGCATACCGATTTGTCTGATTCTGATTTGGCTTTTAATTTCTTAGCCCAATTAATGAGGCCATCATTTAGTTTTTCCTCAGGTATTTCAATAACATCATCCGTGATAGAGGTGTTTGGGATAATGGCGTCGTCCTCGATATTGGCCTGATGTTTTGTGATAATGAATTTCATATCCAATTTATTATTAATAGTTTCTCGTTTTATTCCTTACTATCTTGGAACTAGAGTGATCCTTAGTAATTCCTAGAATTAATTAATATCTCCTTCCTAAGCCTGTTCATTAGCCTTTCCCGAACGTTTTTCCTCGTCCTATGTCGCTGCTTTGACGTTGCCTTAGGATCTATGCTATTGTCCCATTTCTCTGATGAGCCATCCATGATTTCCTTATATAGTGGATGGAATCTAGCAGCCCTTCTTCGATACTGTTTCCTGAAATTCTTTTTCTCACTATCAGTAATGCAGGTTATTGGGTACTGATATTTGGAATAGACCTTAACTATTTCTGACCAGATCATATATTTAGTTGAGCCTACATTATTCCGGATTGGAAGTATATGCTGTTCGATTATCTCTTTTCCTCTTACACAATAAAACTCCTGAGTGAATTTAGGATTATACTTAGACACTATGAATTCCATCTGATCCTTAGTTTCGAAGGGATGATCGATATACCGAAATTCCCCCTTTTCTGTTAAGAAAACGAGGTAATACTGTACTAGGCTAAGGTTCTTGGTTTTACCCGATTTCTTTACCAGTGTTCCCATTGGGAGATCAACGGGGATTCCATGAACAGCCTTATGAAATAAGTCCTTCTTCCTCTTCTCTCTGACTCGGCCCATAAGTTACGTGATTTTTAAGATTAAAGTATTCCCAATCGAAATCTCCAACAATCGTATGTCCTACGATATGCCAAGGACCGTTTTTCTCTATATACGTAGCGACCTGTTTCTTGGAGAAATAAATCGTCATTGTATTTTCAAAGATCCTTTCTGTGATATCATGGTGTCTTAGAGCTCCCCTAAAGAATCTCAATAAGTCGATATCCACATGAATCCTTGCGTATCTGTTATCCATTATCTTAATGTCCCTTTCTTAGCTTTGTTAAACCAAATAGAGATGGACTTATCCTTGGCATCTGGGAATTTTGCCTTTACCATTTCAGTTACATCTGCCTTTGAAAGACCCTGTTTCTGTAATTCCACAGTATAGGCTTTTTTAGTTCCAGAAAAGATACCTTCCTGGGTCCTTTCTCTTCTTTTCTTCTTTTTCTTGATACCCCTTACCTGCTTTACCTTGGTAACGTTACCTTCTTCATCCCTTTCAGCCACATGGCCCAACCTAAAAGCCGCGTTGAGGAATGTTTCATCCACGTTACGGCTTTTAAGTAAGGCATCAGCCCAGTCATCGTATTCATCCAGTTTTTCCGGATGGATATCCATATCGAAATGGTGAATGAGCCATGATTGAAGTTGGAGGATAGATTTATTTCCCACGTCTTCAAACAGCATCCCCCTTACGATACAGTGTCGTTTGAGGTTTGGGAGGGTTAGCTTCTGTAATGCTGATTGGGCATTAGAAATAACAAACCCCTTAGGATCCTTGTTTCTGGCCATTTTTTAAGGCTTTTTCTTTTTTGAGTTTCTTTTCAATGATTTTCATCACGTTCCTTTCTTGGAATGTGGTGGGTTGGCCCTTTTGGATTTTCACCCTAATTTCTTTGGCCTTTTTGTAGTTCTTGTCGTGTTGTTCTTTCCTTTCTTTTGCGTTCATCGTGTCGGATAATTTAAGAGTCTTGATTTATCGATTAAATTCTTTTCCTTTTTAGGTATGATGATTTCGAATGTTTGAGTTTCCATTACCGGCCAGATATAAAGGCCTTGGTTAAATCGCCAATCTCCCGGAAAGAGTTTATGATAATGGTTAAAATCCTTTTCAAGTAGCCTTGCCCTATGTGTTCGGTGGAAATCATCATCACCAAGCCACCAGGGGTATGGAGTGTCATTAGAAGTTAAAAATGGTTTAGCCATCGTGTTGTTGAATCCCCGCCTTTCCCATTCAGTAATACAGGAATAAAGGTACCATTTCAGGGCATCTGGACAACCCATCCACATCTTAGCGGCAGGGTGGTTGGCCCAGGAAGTGGTACGGCCTTCGACAATGTCTAGTAATTGCTTAGCTTCAACCCTTTGTTTTCCTAAGCGCTTGTTATCTAGGGTTCTAACTGAATCCTCGAAATTAGGGTATGGGAGAAATGTTTGCATATTTTATATTTAATAGTATTTCCTTGTTTATCCCCGAAGGGAGGCAGACTATGGCCATGGTCTGCCAGCATGGTGAAAACAGGTGCTTAATTAAGCAGCTGCCTTCATTTGGTAAGCGTTGCCAGTTATTGGCGATAATAGTTCTCCATGTACCCTTACTGAGCCCCGTCAAAAGCCTGTCACCCCCGAGTAACGGCAGGGAGGTTTGCCTGAGCCTAACTCCCTCAATAATGTGGAGGTGCAGGGATTCGAACCCTGGTCCGAAACTCCTATTTGATATACTTCGCTGAACTATCATTATTTTAATTAATAGTACTTCCGATTTTATCCCATTCGTGGGCCATTGTCCTTGTTTCCACCAAGGCCCATCACGAATATTAGGATTACGATGATAATTATGAATTTACTCATAGTCTCTGAAACCTTTAGCAACTGGGAATCTTGGGACCCCCGTATTTGATTTACCTTGATATTTAACTGTAACCATCCTACCGATTTGGTGATGTTGATCATCCCAGAGTGCCGCCCTTACATCCCTGTCACCCATTGGCCTTGCCCTGAATGTTACCTTCCCATCTGAGAGTACGAAGATTGCAGTTCCAGCATCACGGCCAGTTGCTTCCTCCATACCGATGAGTTCAAATTCGTCCTCGTCGAAGTCCTTGTATTTCATAAGTGACCAGGATCGTTTCCCGTATTCATAGCGCCCATCCATGGTCCTTACCATAGTTCCCTCGTATCCTTCAGCAATGAATTGGGCATGATATTCGAGAATCTTTTCCATAGTTGAGCAAATGAAGGTCTCAACGAATTCGATGTTTGGAATATCCAGTTCTTCCCTGAACCCCATGATAAGCCCCATTCGATATGATTGTGGTAAATTACACCCTATATCGTATACCCTGAGTTTTATCCTTTTACTGGATTCTTGTTTCCTTTTCACTGCAGAGACAATACCCTGAAAATCAGTGGATGTGGTAAAGAGTTCACCATCAATGATATCTGTGTCATTTACGATACCTACGTTTTTATCGTAAGGGTAAATGAGTTTAAGGGATTCTTTGATATGGTCGAGTGAGTCGAATTCCTTTCCATTGCGGGAAGTAACATGGATATCACCATCAGCATCCATTCTTGAGAATGATCTGATACCATCGTATTTCCTTTGGACGTAGACGGGCCATTTGGTAATCTTCAGTTTTTTCTGAGCCAGCATTGGGCGAAGATTACCCGAAGCATCCTTTCCTTGATGCTTCTTTAGGAATGACCAAAGATCAGCCCTGTCATCTGCTGTTTCGATGTTGAATGGTTCTTCTTTATAACCTTTATCGAGAAGCTTATTGAACATTGATTTGGCTTCTGAAATTGCCTGTTCATAGGCAGATGTTTCATTTGCCCTCCCAATGTTTTTACCCTCGTGGAAGATTTTAGCATCCTCCTGTTGGGCACCTCCAAGATGTCCCTTTGATGAATGCAGGGTGTTTGTTAACCCATCAACCCAGATATGAAATACCTGGATTTGATCCAACTTTGTAAGCCGGTATAGTGTTTTGTTATACATAATTATGGGGTTTCCATGATTAGGATTATTATTTTATTAAATAAATATAATGCAAATATAATAAACCTTTATCCTCAATGCAACGATCAGGGAAATATCTTTTTTAAAACATTGAGATGGCCTCACTTTGTGTCAAAGGTTTAGCACCTGAAGAAGCTTTTTCTTTATCCCTATTCCTGACCTTTAATAGGTTCATGTCAATATAGGCATTCTCAAGATAGGTTTTTGTAGTGATTATCTGATATATGGCCTTAAAGTTTATAGCCCCTTTTACTTGGACCCGGTAGTCAGGCCAAAACCTTTGCCCGTAATTGGCTTTCTTTGGAGCATCCCTGAAAAGGTATTCAGCCACAAGTAAAGCAAATTTATAAGCCTTATCATAGTCATTGAATACGAATAGACCCAGTCGTGACATTTCACTGACGTGTTTGTCAATGTCTTTTATCCCCATCACTAAGAAATAGCTAGGTAAGTGTTTTGAGAGGATGATGACATAAAGTTTTTTATGACTACCTTTGTATTCGTAACGTTCCCTTAGCTTAGCGATAGTAAACTCAGGTAATTTAGCCAACCTCCTGATATATTTGAGTTCTCTTGTTTTATTCCTTCTCTCGAATGCGGAGGGTTCTTGGCATTTAGGAGGAAGGATTCTGAAATTGTTCCACCTGTCAAATTCAAGGATTAGCTCATAGAGATCGATTACATGACTATCCTTTGAAGCCTTCATATCGGCTAAGATCTGGGTAATCTGTCTGTTCCTGTAAGAGGCAATCTGATAACCGCCGGATGAGACCTTTAGTAGCGATTCCTTTAATGGCATGCGGGCTATCATAGTGTATTCTATCAGTTCCTTGAAAGCTTCAGGAAACTCATATTTCTCTGGCCAGAAATCTGGATAGAGATCATAGTATTCAGTGAAAGTCTTTAGGAAAAACTCAGCCCGCCTTTTAATCTCAATGTATTTGTAGTGGGCCTTGTTCATAATTTCCCCAGCTTGCCAAGTCGATTTATTATGGCCATGAGCTAAGGATAAAGATACTCGTTCCTCTTCTAGTAATATATTCCAAGCGTTACGATTCATTTTCTAGGTCTTTTAAGTCAATCCCGTGTTTGGCATAAAACTTCATACCTTCGAGAGTATTATCTGTTGGAGTTATCTCCTCGAAATCCCCATAGATTGAGTACATGATATTGGAGAATGATACAGTTACTTTCCTGCCCATCATTCCCAGATTAAGGTTTACATCTACCTCTTCCTTCTTTATGTTAACTGATATGATCTCTGCTTCAATACCATCGAAAGGATATCCTCTCAGTGTTATCATAGCCCCGGCCTTCATATTGCGGATATCTGATTCTGCATATACTGAGTATCTCCTACTGATATTGACTATCCTTAAGATCTCTCTGAATGACGTGGTTGCTACTTTTACAGTTTTCTTATCAGAGAATGATTTTTGGTTTAACCATAGCCAGTTATAGATCCCCTGTATACTCCTTTTCAACCCCAATAAATCATCCTTACTCCTGGCCACTTGGATTGGGATTCTGATAAAGCCATAGTTGAAGAGCAATGGAACTTCCTCTGTAAATTTCTTGCCCCTGAATTGTTTCCTGATAATCGAGATAGTTGGGATGATAAATTTGATATCCTTTATCCCGCACCGCTTAGCATCTGATTCCAGAGTCTCACGATATGTGTTATTGATATAAACGATTGCCCATACGTGTTTCTCAACGCTCATCAGAGTAGGTTTTGCAGATTTTTATGACATCAGGGTAATTAGCCGAAAACATATCATCAGAGTTAAAGATGGTAAACCCCCTATCTGATTTAAGATATCCATATTTTGAACCTAACGCTGGTATGAGCCTGTTATACAGGCTATTGTATACTACAGTGAAATAGGTATCTGAGGGCATTCCATTATACCTCATCATAAGAAGCGGTAGCTTGCCAGATCGAGCAGCATCATCAGTGGTTTGCTTCCACCATTTAATAATCTCTATTGATGTATTTCCAAGTAAGAGGTGGTTGAACTGAATCTCGTCATGGAACTTTGTCTCGATACTGAATGGGAAGATTCTGAGGTGATCTTGGTCTGTACATGTAATGTCACCAACAACATCATCCCGTTTTTTCCATCGTAAGCCACCACTTGAGGGAGTTCGTGCAAATTCAAAACCAGTCCACTTATGGAATAACTTCGACAAGTTCCTTTCATTTCGACTTCCTTTTTTCTTACTGTTAATCGGCATGAATTCTTTCTTATTAATAGCATCAAGCTAGGATTGTGGTCCCATTCTCACGAGTTACTTCTAGTATCCTTGCATTCGGAGGGTTAAATTCCTGATGGTGTGTTATTAGGTAAAGGGTTTTTGATTGGGCTTTCTCAAGGATTAATTCTGAGGCCAATTCTATGGATTTAACTGATAGGTTCTCGAATACCTCATCCATTACAAGGATGTTGAAGTTAATATTCTCTGTTACGAGGTCATGTATAGCGAAAGCGATGACTACATTAACCAATTGTTTTTGGCCACCAGATAAATCACCGTAGGGGACCACATTATCGTTATGATATATGAAAAGCTCTATGTCCTTTCTACCAGAGTCCATATTAATTGAGAACTCAGGGATAAACGGGATTGATGCTGAGTATTTTTCAAGGCTCTGATTTAATTTACCCATCATCGTATCCATGATGAATGTCTTGATACCAGTATTTGAGAACACTGCTTTTGACATCCATGCGTTCAATTTGATGGTCTTTAATAATTTGTCCTGATCTTTTAAGAGAGGTTTAATCTCCAGTACAGCGTCCCTTAGCTTGACCTCGAGTTTTTCCCTTTCTACGGGATATTTTGAGTTTTCAAGGCTTTTTATTCTTGCCTTGAGTTGTTCCAGTTTCAGACGGTTTAAACTGGCTGTTTGGTTCTTCGATCGAGCAACTTTTAGGTTGTTTTCTAGTGCAGAAATTTTTTGCTCTAAGATTTCTATAGAATCAAATGCAATAGTTAAACTAGAAGCATCCAAATTAACCCGTTTAGCATCCGATTTGAATTTATTAAGTGCAGTTTGCAAAAACTGGATTTCGTTTTCAAAGTGTTCATCCAGTTTCTCGGTTGATTTTAGTATACTCCCACAAACAGTACATTTCCCAGTTTCTTTGGATTTTTTCTGATCAGTATATAATTGATCAATCGCTATCTGTTTTTCTGCAGCTTGCTTTTCCAGATACTTAGCCTCCTTCTCTAATGAAGCCTTCTTTATTTTGTCAGCCTCTATTAAAGCAATCTCTGACCGTGACTTTTTCATATCGGCCTCTAGAGCCTCAAAAAATGACCCGTCAATGACATCTACTTCTATGATGGCTTTCACCTCAGTTTTTAACTCAGTAATGGAATTCAGTTTTTCTGTTTCCCATTTTTTAAAGCTCTCATCATAATCCTCAAGAGCCTCATTAGTGTTATTAATGATGGAACTAAGGTATGAGATAATTGGGGCTAACTTATTCAGTTTAGCTTGGGCATCTGAAAGGTTTGAGTCTGCAAGTTTTTTGGCATCTGTTACCCAAAGGATATTAAGAGCCTCTTCCATTAACTTTTTCTGAGTAGGCCCATCCTCCTCAATAAACCTCTTCATGTTCTGTCCGAAGATAATGGAGGCTCTGAAAAGGTCATTCGATATACCGAGAATTTTGTTGATAGTGGCCTGAGTATCTTTCTTTGCTTTCTCAGATTCCTCTTTACCGTCCTTGATTAGGATGAGGCGGTCTTTACCCTTTGCTCCAAGTATCTGACCCTTATATTCAAGGCACCTGATAATCTCATACTGAGTTGAGCCTTTGGTGAAGAAAACATTTACTGTTGTCCCATTCCAACTCTCGTCCCTTTCATGGGGCCAAGTTTCAACTGTTGAGTTTTCCTTTAATGGTTTTCCTGTTACGCACCAAGATAGGGCAGAGAATACTGTGGTTTTACCTTCACCATTCTCTCCCCTTATAATGGTTATCCCAGTACCATGAAACTCGGTCTCTAAGGGTTTAACGATTGAGCCGAATCCCTCTATGATAATTTTGTTAAATGATATCATCCTCTAATTCCTCCATGTGTTTAATTAAAGCCTTTCCGTGTGGGTACATTGGGATTTCCATCTTCTCTATATACATTTTGATCAGGCTTATCCTTGATAAATTCTCAGTATCGAATCCCGATGCTTTTTTCTGGGCCTCTTTTCTTTGTTTGGCCAGCAACCAGATATGGAAGTCATCGATCTTATCCCCTTCCTCATAAATCTTAAATTGTGGGGCCCAATCAACGTGAGTGAATTCTACCTTAAAATCCGAATAAACTACCCAGTATCCTAACTCGGCATCGACATCAGTTTTACGTTGGTGCATTGGGGCTCCAACCATATATAGATTCTTACCAAGCCTTTGGGGCAAATGGATATGACCACTTAGAACGAGCTTGAATTGCTCAAAAAACTCATCCATATTTTTTGGGACGTTCCCTGCATCATTAATCTGATACAGATTAGTGTCCTTAGCCCCATGAAGATCGGTATGAATTAATAGGATATCAATTTCCAGTTCAGAGTAATCTTCTACTGTCTCTTGTAGGCCGACGTTATGTGTGAGATATGGGATACCAGCTATCCTAACATTGTTAACCACGATATTTTTAAAGTCTAGGCATATGAAATTATGTGGAAATACCCTCGATAGAGAAGCCACATAAGACGGTGATAGAGTATCGCGAAAGTTCTTTTCGGATTGGTCATGGTTACCCGAGATTGCAAGTATCCTAGCTTTTGGGTAATCGTTGAAGCATTGGTTAAATCTCTCAGAGACCTTATCGAATAACTCATTGGTTAGTGTTTTAGCATTATGAAACAGGTCACCACTAAATAGGATAGGTATCTCTAATTGATGTGATGATGTACAGAGATACTCCAGGAAATCCAGTTGGTGTTCAAGTCTTGGTTTACTTACTGGGTTATTGGTTGTCCATGAATTCAGGTGCCAATCGGATGTGGATATTGCTATAGGGTATCGTTTCATATCAGTTCCTCGAAGTGTTTCATGAATTGATCATTCATCAGAGATTCGATATTATAATCAGCGAATGTTCTGAATACCTTTTTCTTATCGAAATTAATATCATAAGCCAGATCAAGTGGGTAAGCATACTTCCCGTTAGTGTGAAAGAAATGATGGAGACTGATAAGCTTCTTATTAGTTTCATACAATTCAAGGAGCTTATCGTTATCAATACCAGAAAATGATTTCCTTTCTTCAAGGAATTCATAGATAGAGGAGTGCTCGGCCAAGAATTTTTTAATCCTTTTCTCACCCATACCTTTATAGCCTGGTATCTTATCAGACTTATCACCATCAAGGATTAGGTAATCCAACCAATCATGTGGATGTATACCAGTTACCCTTTCGCAGTTTTTAAAATCGATAAGATGGTTTTTGGAAGGATTGAAGATTGATGTCCTTGAATCAATCATCTGATTAAAATCCTTATCGGATGATACGATGACCTTCTCTGAGTATTTATACGTAGCCTTAGCTAGGTAATAGATTATGTCATCAGCTTCATGTCCCTGTAGGTATGCAACATGGCAGTTCAAGGCAGGTAACAGACCCTTTAAAACTTCCTTCTGAGCTTTAAATTCGGTATAGTCATGATCTGATTTATCCCTTAATTTATAGGTAGGTAGAACCTCAGTTCTGGATTGATGTCTTCCACCATCCATTACCACGATAACCCTTTGAGGTTTATATTTAAAGATCATTGGCCTGATCATATAGGGAACCCCAAACACCAGTGAGGATGGTTTCCCATCCTCATTAGTAAGCCCGGCAAATTTAAAGAAAGCCCTATACATCATGTTATCGCCATCGATAAGCATTACTGGACTAATCATCGTCTTCCTCCTCATCATCGTCATCTAAGACGGTCTTTGAAGCACCAGAGATTGGATAAAGGTTTTTGGTTGTAGCCTCGATCTTTGCCCTTGTCTTTGATACTGTATTAATACCACTTGCTGTGATCAGTTTCTTCCTTAGCTCGGGATCTGATTTGATCTTGGTAATCAATGAAGCTTCTCCTTGAGCAACTGATTGGCCTTCGAATTTGTAATATGCTCCAGACCTTTCCAGTGTCCCGGTTTTGATAAGGAGATCGGCAATACCCAGGTAACGATCGAATCCTAGAGGTTCCTTATCGTATTCAGGATTGAAATACATGTTAGTGGTAAACGTTTCACGGGGTGGTGCAACTTTGTTCTTCTTAATCCTCACTGAGGTTTCAGATCCAACGCGTTGCTCTGTTCCATTTACTTTTGCCTTAACCTGTTTCCCAGCATAAACTCCGATCCTTTGTGAAGCATAGAATCTCATTGCTTTTCCTCCTGGAGTCTCATCTGAATCCTCGTATTTGGAAGCACCAACCTTTGATCGTAATTGGTTTATCCAGATACAGATGATACCAAGTTCAGCAATTAATTGATTCCTGGTCCTTAGCATACGGTACATTGCCTTAGCACGGTTACCCATTTCGGCAGCTGCATCGGATTGATTAGAGTTAATGTTAGCATCACAATCAAGAGCTGCGATTGAGTCGCAGATAAAAACAATTGGTTCATTGCCCCGTAACCTTGACCGATAGTATAATGACATATCACCAAGCCAATCAGATAACCTTTCGATTGAGGTCTCATTCCAGAGTTCTACTTGATCAAGGTCAATACCATTGGCCATTGCCCAAGCAGGATCCCAAGCTTGTTCAGCATCGTTGAACATGATAACTCCACCAAGTGATTGGGCAACACCACCGAAGTCAAGAGCCATCAAAGTTTTACCTGAAGATTCAGAGCCGTAGATTTCCACCTGACGCCCATACGGAATACCCCCACCTAATGTATAGTTGAGGGTCAGATTCTTTGAGGGCAACCAGAGACCGTCTGATGGTCCTAGCATTACTTGTGAAGCAATACCTGTCCCATTATACTTGGTCTTTAATTGGGTAGGGGAGAGTAACCTCTCCCCTACCTTTGGTTTATCCTTCTTAGCCATAACTATTCGTCAGTTGATTCTCTGCGTGACCTACGAGATTCGCGTGATTCCCGATCTGATTTTGAGGAAAGCTTCTTTGGTGGGTCATCATGAAGCATATCAGGTTCACCCAGGAAAGTGTTAAGCTTTTCAAGGCAAGCATCATAGTCCTCAATGATTTCGGCAACCATCTCATCGATGTCAACGATTTTCCTCCATTCTTTAGGAGTTGGGGATTTTGGGCACGGGCTGCATGAGTATGTGGTATCGAGTTTACCAGATCCCATCCGGCCAATCTTCATATCATAGCCTTCAGTTGGGTCTGTAGGATCTCCCCAGTCATCGGTATCCAACCAGTTATCGATGATCACCTTGTAGATGTCACCAGTGATTTGGATAAACTTACCGGAGTTTTCGGTGTCGATTTCTTTACCTTTCAGGTCTTTGTAAACCAATACCGGCATCATGAATTTCCGTTTGGGGACCAGCAACTTGGCAAGATTCTTGTCATCTGAATCCTTTGAGTTTTTCAGTTCCTCATACTTCTCCATAATGGGGCAAGGTTTACCGAAGGTGGCATTGGAGTATACCCCTTTGATATCTGATCCGAGGTAGAATTGAATTACCTCAAATACAAATTCCTTGTCTTCGCCAACTGGTAATGGCCTTACACGTAGTGTTTGGTCATCTTTTAAGAAGATAACCTTTCCAGTCTTTCCTCTTTCGTTTAGCTTTTTTCTTTTCTCTTCGAGCCTTTTTCTTAGTTCTGACATTTTACTTTGGATTTTGATTGTTTATGAATTCTCCTTTCGGAGGTTAGCAGCAAGCGTTTGTATGAGGTCTTTCCTTTGCTCGAATGATCTGACGCAGGTCTCAATGACCTCAACCTCGTGTTTAAGTGCCCTCGTTTTTTCAGCAGCTTCAGCATAATCAGGATCGCAATATACCCGAGAAACAACAGTATCATCCCCAGGAACACGTCCTGAGAGTCTATCCACTTTGGATTTATGTTCATTGAAGACTCTTCCATAGGTTTTATTTAATTCGAATTCCGCATCTGCAAGGTTACGTTTTAACTTAGTCCTGAGCATTGATAGGAATGAGTATGCAGAGGGTTGGTTTTTAATTTCCTCTTCGATCTGGTTCTCATTGATGATGATCTCCTCGTAAAGATTAAACCTAAATCGCTCATCCCCATAGAAGATCTGGATATTCATTAGGTCGGAGGAGGAGGCGTATTTCAGTATTTTCTTCGGCATGTAACTTATTTAATATTAATAGTATTGCGATCAAACCCAAGAAATTCAGCTACTAGATTTTTCCGAGCCGACAAGTCCCAAGTGAACAGGGCATTGTACTCTGTATTGGGTGAATGCTTTCTGAAGTGGGTATCGAACTGCATATAGAAGATGTTATCGATAACCCTTTGATAAAGGTAATTTGGAATCCTTACACCATCATTCTCAATGATAGGTGGTTGATTGGTATTACTGACATAAATAACATGAGTCAGTTCCTTCCAAGCTTCGAGATTGAATTGAAGGAATTCCAAAGTGTCCTGATCAGTTACATAAGGACCGCATTGTAATAACCAATAGACGTAGACATCGAGAGGTGTACGGTCCATGACGAAATGGCTGTTATTCTTAATTGCAGCTGACCTGTATTTCGCTACAGCCCATTGAAACTGATACCCGAATTCGGGGAATTGATGGGACCACTTGATTGTATTCTGATGAGAGAATACAAATTTCTGATTGAGGATCTGCTCGAATTTCTCAACGTCCTCATGAGTAAAGGATTTTGAGGCAGATGCTTCAAGGAATGGTATACCAAAACCCTGTATGTATCTTGCAATGGTTGTCTTACCGCAGCCTGAAGCCCCGAATAATCCTACCCTTTTACTTTTACCCCTTAATGAGAGGTCTGTTGTTTTAATGCTGTGTCCCATCTTTATAAAATTTAATATAATCAATCTCTTCCTTGTAATCTTTCATCTGGCCATAGTTAAACCCAACCTGTGCATCGAGTTTCATGGTTACGTGTTTCATTTTAAATCCGAAGTATTTTTCTGTCTCTGGGTTAGTCCCAATCTCAATAGCCCTTTTCACAAACTGATGGATATCTTTTGGTTCTACCTGATAAACGATAGCATCATGAATGGTTGCTACCTGTTTAATCGTGGAAGGCAGTTTACCATATAGTATCTCCTCCCAGATCATGATCGAGGTTAGTTGAGTGAAGTCACTTGCAGCACCCTGAATCGGAGCATTGACAGACTGACGCAATGCCTCCAACCACTTACCGAACTCAGCTCGCTTGTTAATAGGATTGTTAAGTATATGAAGCCTCCGCTTTCTACCAAAAATATTGTAGACGTATCCGTGCTTGGTAGCAAATGCATGTTGTCCATCGATCCATTTCTTTATCTTGGGAAAAGCATCAAACCATTCATCCCTGAATTGAGAAGCTTGGGCTTTGGTTACATTCTCACCAGTTTCTATTGTTAATTCCTTGGCTAATTTTGGTGGCTCTTGGCCATACAGAATACCAAATGATACCTTCTTAGATCTCTTCCTTGCTTTCTTCCATTCCTTATTATCTGGATGGCTTTCATCATGAAGTATCTTGGTTATTTCTATTGGATCCCTACCTGCAATCCTACAGGCAGTAGCTGTATGGATATCGATACCGGAGTTAAACATCTCGCACATGTTTTTATCCTGCGAGAGTTCAGCCACAACCCTTAGTTCAGCCTGAGAATAATCTACTTCTACCAAGAGATATCCTGGTGGGGCAATAAACATTTTCCGAATATCTGGATTGGTTGCAGTACGGGGAAGGTTCTGCATATTAGGATTAGTGGATGATAACCTCCCAGTTACAGTACCGTGTATAAGATATGAGCAATGAAGATAACCCCTTTCATCGATTAACTCCCTAATACCAACGATGTAGGTGGAATTAAGTTTTTTAAGTTCTCGGTTCTTTAATAGGGCATCAATGAATCCAGAGTCATCTTCTGATTTTAATTCAAGTAAGGTAGTCTCATCAGTGGATGGTTCTCCTGAGTCAGTATAGTTAACTGCTTCAAAGCATAACCCGTGTTCTGATTTAAAAAAGAAATCACCCATTTGTTTTGGAGACCCAAAGTTAAGGGGCTCGAATATCTTTTGGTCTTTCTTAGTCCTAACCTTTCCAGTTATAATCTCTGCGATCTTAATCTTCTTGTTAGAGATTGAGGTTTTAGATCCATTACTGTTTTCAAGTTGATCGATCTCATCCTCTAATTCAGAAACTAATTTCTTTTTCCTTTCTTCAATGAGATGCTTTTCATATTCCTTGATCACAGGTAATGTCCTGAGCATCAATTCGTTATCACTGATAAGTTTATCATACTTCTCAATCAGGGAATCAAGATAAGGTACATCTACCAGGTAACCATGAAATTCAGATTCACCGAGTACCCGAGTCAGCATACATAAGAGATTCCTAAACAGTGGATAGAATCCAGTCTTCATTAACCTGCTCTCGAACTGAAGCATTAACCTGAATGTGAAGTCAGCATCACGGGCACAGTATTGGCTTAGCTTTTCTAAGGGTACTCCTGCCCAGTTAAACTTATCTGAGTTGGAGCCAGGTAAAGCATACCCAGCAAACTCCGGTATGTATCGAGCAACCATTTCCTTTAAGCCATGGGGCCTTTCCTCATCCAGTAAATACTTTGCAAGCATCGTATCAAGAAGAACTCCAGTAGGCCTTATGCCTTGGCTGAGGAACCACTTGTACTCATACTTATTGTTCTGACCTATCTTTACAATATTTGGATTCTCCATAACCTCCTTACCGAAGATCTGAAGTATTTCCTGCCAGACATCCCTGAAGGGTGAATCATAATTCCCTAATGGTATAATCCAAGCAGAGCCTGGTTGGAATGATACACCCAAGATGGTTGGGTACTCTGCTTCGTTATGAAATGCTAAGCTGGTTGTTTCAAAGTCAACAGAGGCATACCCTGTCTGTTTACAGAAAGAGATGAGCTGTTCTAGCTCATCTAAACTATCAATGATTTTATATTGGGTGTCTCTCATATCTCGTGGAAGTCTACCTTTGCATTAAGAAACATCTGTTTCACTTCATCATCTAATTCCTTATGATACCCCCTGTCATAATATACTGTTATGATACCTGCTTGGATTACCAACTCTGCGCATTTCTTACATGGGAAACTGGTAGTGTAAAGGATAGAATCCTTTGTTGCTATCCCGTGTTTTGCACAGTAAGCGATCATATTAGCCTCAGCATGAACTGCATCTGTACAGTGGAGTGTTGGATCGCATGTTCGTTCTGATTTAGGTTCTAGGAGGGAACAGTGGTGAGACCCTGGAAGCGTACCATTGTAACCAGAAGCAATAACCCTACCGTCAATGGTTAGGCAGCATCCGACTTGGCGTCGACCACATGTTCCTCTTTTTGCAAAAAGCCTGGCAATGGAAATTGCAAGTTCATCCCTAGAAATCCTTTTCATCGTTTAGATATTCCTTGTTTAAGTGTTTCCCAATCCTTTTTGTAGCTGTGGAGTGAGGCAATGTTATGGAATAGATCACCACCAGGAACTCCGATTGTGAAGGCTACTGATTCCTTTAGCATCCAAGCAAGCCATACGTCATTACCGAAATGGGTTACTACATCAGCAGAACGTTGGTTGTAAATGATGTGCAGTTTCCCATTCCTTAATAGGAATTGATAGTAGACTGAGCAAGGAATCCTGCGTTTACCACCCAAGAATCTGATATCTTTTTGCCTGTCCCAGATTGAGAGAACGCATTGCCTTGAATCTGGGTTACGTTTTAACTCATTGATGATAGGCTCAAGGTAGATGTGAATCCTTTCAGGATAGGTATAATCAAACTTACCCTCCTTGTTAAGGAACTCAGTCCATACTTCTTTCCGTAATTCCCAAGCATGTCCAGGATTAAGTGGCCTACCAGATACCCTTTCAAGCAATTCCCGAGCAGCCCAATCCTTGGCATTAGAGAAAATGAATAAGGGTTCATCATTCTCTGGAGTTAAGGATTTAAGGCAGTAGGAATAGTTGAGTATTTCCTTGGTAATGTAGTCATCATTGTCCCTTACATCCTTGTTTTGCATTGAAGCCGGATGGACGATTTCCCCCATTTCCCATACCTCCCTCATGATTTCTGACATGAGTTCATAGGGTGTGGCATAAATTCTCATAGTTATTATTTTTATATTAATAGTAAATCCTTATCACTTGAGGTTGCACATCTCCGCTAGTAACGCAGGAGCTTTCCCCGTACCCTGTATAACCCTAGCTGCCCTACGATGGATACCGTATTTGATTTTCTCAGGGTCAATGAGTTTGAATTCCTCCATCTTATCAATGACTGACTTCTGAAATGGTAACTCACCAGTAAACCCTTCCAACTTTAGGATTGGCTTATGGATATCATACATGATAGAGGTCTCTGAGTTGGTATACATGTTTGGGAAAAAGATCTGAAGAGATATGTTACGATCACCATATACATATTCTCCAATCCTTTGTATTAACAAGAAGTCAAAGATAAGTCTCTTAACAATCTCTGATGACCTAAGGTTAATAATTAGGATTGGATTTGGTTCCCCAGACCTGCGTGTAAAGGTACAGGATAACAGACACCCCTTACCAGAGGCGTGAGCATTACTGAATAGGAATGCAACATTGTATGATGATGACTTCTTCCTCTCTCTGCTTTGGACCTCTGCCTTTACCAGATCCAACACATTCATATCCATATAGTTGGAGATGAGCCTGTTCCATTTGTGAGGATGGTAATTGAACATCTTCCCGAAATCAAACTTAGGATCAACCCAAGAGTTTCTGATCCTTACTAATGTGTCATAGGCAATGAGTTGTGACCCTGGCCTTTTACCACCATACTTAAGGATAGTCTCTTCCTCTGTAAGGAAGTATTCATTGATGCCTTCCCAGGCCTCCTGGCTAGAGCCATATTCTAATACCTTTACTCTCATTAGTATTTTGATTTGATACGGAATAAGTTAACCCGATTTTTCTTGAAATAGATTGTGAAGATACCCTCCTCATTATATCCCATATATTCCAGTAACCTGAACATTTTAATCCAGGCCTGAACCATGTGGTGTTTGAATTGGTTCTCATCAGTTCTCATGTTGGTTTGCTTCCAAGGTTTGTTCTTCAGAGAATTCCTGGCTAACTGGATTGAGAATGTTACATCCCACATCCTGACTGCCAATTCATCCAAACCTTTTTTGGAGATATGCCTACCACCTTGAAGGAATGCAAGATCTTCATTCTCTGGTATAGCGATCATCTTACCAATGAATGATGAGATTGAGTACTCATTTAACCTTCTTGAAATCAATAGGAAATAGGTTAATAGGTCCTTCCTTGCCCATTCTAAATCATTTAGGGCATGTCTCCTAAACCCGTGAAGGATGTTCTCAATGGTTACTCCAGTAAAGATTGAAGCCTCGATGAGGAAGTGCAAAGCATCTGAGATCTCTTCGTTAAGGTTCTGAAGATACGGGATGTTATCGAAATGGGGTTCTGCACGATTCTCATACATGATCTCATACGATTCAAACCCTTCTCCGAGTTCTTCAGTTACCCGTGCAAGGAAATCCTTGACGTTTATCTGATGTTCCTTCACATCCAATTCCCATACTGGAGGTGGGACTTTCTCAATCTCGATGTAATGGTTTACCAATTCCATTTGCAGATCCCACATCTGCTCTAATCCTGTCCCACAGGGACATGGTACTACTTCTTTAATGTCGCGAATGTCCGTAATGGTACTCCTTTCTTATTAAATTAAACATATATTTGTTTTTTCCCGCTCAGTACTTGAGAAATATACCCTTGAGTTGAGCCGAATTCTTTTGCTATTCTGCGTTGGGTAAAGCCAAGCTTTTTCATTGATCTCATCTTTTCTACATCCTCCTTCGTATACTTTCCCATTGGGTTATTAATGCCCTTGAAATTTTCAAGGCCCATTGAGATAGCATGATCAATGTTTTCCTGCTGAGTAACCCATTCAAGGTTCCCGGCTTTGTCATTTAACTTGTTCCCATCTTTATGGTTGATGTTGGGTTTATTACTGGGATTTTCAACAAAGCGCCTAGCCACTAATTGACATAACCGATAGTTTTTGCCCTGTATCATTAACCTGTAATAACCATTACGAGGATTGATATACTTATTTTTCTTTTTGCCATTATGATATACATCACCCTCGTCAGATATAAAATATCCACTGTGTACCTTAATTGATCTCAGTTCCACGATTAAAAGTTTTGTTTAATTATTTCACGACTTACATTGAATTTTTTCATACCTTCACGGATGATAATGATCTTCGGAGTTCCCTTAATAATCTCTCCTACCACGAATTGCTTAACCCCATTATCCCCACTACGAAACTTAGCTTCATCCAAATCCTTGAAGCTTCCTTCTGATTCAATCTCTAACCTTTTCAGGGTTAGCTTTTGTGAGAATGCTATTGCACAGACTTCAATATCACCGCAGACTTTACATTCCTCTGCTTTAAGGTCATAGAGTTTTCCGAAGCAAGGATCATCATCAGTACCTAATTGACGAACATCGAATGGGGTTAAGAGTAAACCCTCTTCCTCAAATTCATCAGTGTCTCTAGGCTTTCTTTCCTCTTTTGCCATTGGTTTTCTTTTTCTTAATAATAGTATCACCAGTCAATAAAGAAATTATTTTAAATCCCTCTTGCTTGTATGTTAGGACTCTGTGCTTGGAATGGTCCTGTATATATTTTCCCATATCCCAGAAGTCTTCAACCCAAACCTTACTCTTTGACTCATGTTTCCTAACACCCCTACCAACAATCTGCAGGACGTTAGCAGATGAGTCTCCCCCTCCTGCATTGAGGATGTATTTGATTAAGGGAAAATTCTTACCCCTCCTGACAATCTGAGACACAACCAAGATGTCAATCTTACCAACCCTGAAGTCATCGAAGATCTCTAACCTATCCTTAGTTTCGTGGTGTGCATAAGATACATTGTGCCTTAATCCGAAAGCTCCTCTCATAGCAGCATACATAACCTCGACATGCTCAATGTATTGGCAAACCACTATCAAAGGTTTCCTTCCCCTTTCAAGGTTAAACTTAACCCTCTCAACTGCTTTCCTAGTACGGTCAGTGTTAAGTGTTATGCATTCTCGATAAACTTCAGGATAATTAAGAGAGGTTGGAAATTTTGTATTCCCCTCTATGATTTTGACTACTACTGGAGTAGAGTAACCCATTTCCATAAGCTGTATGTTTTTGATTTTAAATAACTCCTCTCCGAGGTATTCCTTTACCTCGTTATTTTTCATATCATCCCTCTTTAGTTTCGTAAGGAAGACTGACCCAGATAAACCAACCCTGATCGTAGCATTATAGATATGGTTCAGTATCGTTTTATAGGTTTTGGATGTGGATAAGTCGCATTCGTCAATGAATATGATATCGATACTAGAAAGTTTTGATTGAAACTTATTGATATTTCTAACTAAAGTTTGTACCATTGCTACCATGATCTTTCCCCATTTCAGATTCTTACCCTGCATGTAACCCCATTCATCTTCTTCGAAGTACTTGGGCATATCCTTTAGGAACTGGTTGTAAAGGGTTGATTCATTGATAAGGATGATACCATTTGCATCTGGGAATGACTTAAAGATCTTGATCATCATCATGGTCTTACCCGCATTGGTGGCAGCATTGATGATCCCTCTTTGAAATGGTATACCTTCTATGGTATTTTCCAATACCTTATCCACTGCTTCTGTTTGGTATTCTCGAACCTCGACATCTAAATCCTCAATCTCGAAAGGCTCATACCTGAGATGAGATCTCTGGTCTACCAGTTCAAATTCAATCTCTTCCTTCTTTAGGATGTTAACTAACCACGGTAAGTGTCCGGTCTTAAGATAGCCAGCCTCTGTAATGTATTTAATCGTACCATCCCAGCTATAACTGTTCTTCATCTTCTGCCTGACATAAAAGGCTTTAGGATGTCTGATAGACATGATACCCCTTAGCTTAGTTATGTCAGAGAGACTCCCCGATATACGGGATTTACTATTCTGTATCAGGATCCGAACCATTCGAATTTTTTATTTTAGCCCAGTCAATTGTTTCCTGAGACTTGACAGTGATATTCTTTTCATACATATACTTTATTGCCCTTTGCCTTGCCTTGTCACCGTCAAGTTGTATAGGGTCTGGAATCGTACTTCTCCATTCAAAACCGTGGAATTGAGCATCGATATACACTTTCCAATCGATTCGCAGTTTTTTAGCAGCAACCTTAGCGTGGAAAAAGTAAACGTACTTAGTCGGATCGTTACTATAGTTAGAAAGTATTCCGGTCCTCTCGAGAATTTTTCCGCAATAATAATCGTGAATCCTCTTAGTTTCAGCCGGTGAAAGGTCATCTTTTGATAGTGTAACAGCTTCGTAGGTTGCACATATATTCTCATGCATTCCGAGGAATTTGAAGAGGGCATATTTGGACATGCGATCCATCCCCATTTCGATGTAATCTCGATAGGCTTCCTTCTTAGTTTCGAAAGGAAAATCGGTATAGAAATTATTAGCATTGGCTACGATCTGTTTTAGGGTTAACCATTCTTTGGAGGTTTTTGAGATCTGAGTGATACCTTTGTGCTTTTTCCTTCTTCTGATAAGCGTAAGAATGGAGGCAAAGAGGTCAGCATCCTCGATATTAGCACTGAGTACTCGACTGGCCTTCTTCTCATAATCTGATTGTTTTAATAGTAATGATCTTTGTGATAGGTTATGTTGTGCAGCAAGCCTGAAGAAATCCTTAGTTATATCATTCACCTGTTTCTCTGAGAAATTCGATGGAAGAAGATTATCAAGGATAAGCTTAAACCTAGACTTGGTGATATGTATGCTGGGATCCCTCATTCAGTTTCATTTTCATTAGTGATGTGTAGTTCAGGTATTCAGTTTTATTAACCAGGTCAATGACATAATCTTTACCCATATCATTTACATCATTGCCTTCCGGTAATATGATATTCTTTATTTCCTTATGCCCTATAAAATAAAAGCAATACCTCAGCGACTCCTTCACAGCATCTGGGTCCATAATGATTATAACTTCTTGAACATTTGACCTCATCACCAATGAAAGCTGGTAGTCAGACCAAAGCTTACCTCCCCCTGCAACCCCCTGATCACCGAGAGTCTCGGCATTCATTACTGACTCTACCATATAAATCGAGTCATAGATATAAAGGCTATCCAAGTTATAAAGGGCCATTGATTTACCGATACCTACCTCTTCTCGTTCAGGGTTGTTAAACTTTGGACCATGATCTATGACCCTACGGGCATGAAAGTAAACCAGTTTCCCGTTATGGTAGAAAGGCATAATCAGATACCCAAGATATTTTCCTTCAGTACAATAACCGAATCCTTTTAATGCTAAGTCCTTAGGTTTGAACCCTCTTCTTCTGACCATTTTATTTGCCAGCTTTCCCAGATAACAGGAATCATCTGTGATTAACTTGAAGCCATCAGGTAACTCAACAGAGCTAGGTAATGTTATTTCTACCTGCTTATAAAAGTATTCGCTACCCTCATAGGCCTTAAGGAATATCATGATATCCCTGTAATGTGTTAGAGATTCATTGTCGGCAACTATCTTTAAGATACTTGGCCTAGAACCACAAACGAAACAGTTGGTAGAGTTATTCCCTAAATGGATACCAAACTTATCTTCCTTCCCACAGATCGGACAATCCCCTTTCATCCAACCATTCCTATAATCATAGAACCCCATCCTCTGTTGGAAATAGTTATAAAGCCTGTCTGTTATGTCCTTATTAAAACTACTCATTGATTTCCCCTCCTGTACCCATGATTATAATTTTACCAATCTTCTTCCCTAATCTCGGATATGCAGCTTTCCACATCTCTTTTAAAACCTCTTTCGGAAGACTTGGGGTATCTGGATCGCCATAAAAATGTCTTATCGGGGGTTTCTTACCATCCAGTTTATTCATCTGTATCCTTTTTATGTTCCATTTCCTCTCTCAGTACTTTTAGGGCTCCTCTTGATAACTCATCTACCCTCTGATGTTCAATGTGAGTTGTGAAGAAGGCCCTTCTATCTGGAGGACCATCTCGTTGAGCTACCAATTCCATTCTCATGATACCATTATCAATCTCTTCCTGGCTCCGGTTCAATCCCCATATTGCTTGGACGTGCCTTACTATATCGATACATTTTGCAATGTCATTTTCCTCATACCTTGTAGCTTCCCTTTTATCTGCTATCTTGATTACGTGTCCTGCACACCAGACATGTTCTATTCCACGTTTCAGTGCTAGGTTTGAGATATCAAGGTATACATCTGAGATCCTATTGAAATCATCGGCCTTGTTTGAAAGGGAATTCATTAGAACTGGGTAGTCGATCATTAGGATTTCAAAATCCATATTGAAATCTCGCTTTGCCCTTTCCATCTCTGCTTCAATGTGGGCTGTAGTTGAATAGGCTGGGAACCTTTTAAATACTACCTCCCCTCCCAATCTCTTGTATTTCCTTAATATCCTTTGAACGTCCTTGTCATATTCACCAGAAAGAATCTCTTTCTTTGTTTTTCTTGTTATGGATTGTTCAAGCCTTATTGATAATTCATCCTGCCCATTCTCAAGGTCGGCATAGAAAATCCTTTTCTTCATCTTAAGGTATCCCCTACACAGGTTAATCATCATACCCGTTTTCCATTTCTTAGGCATATCAAGGACTACGATAACACCCCCTCTTATATACCCTCCTGCATTGGTAGAGGAATTGATTTGATAGAAAGGGGTTGGAACTACTGGGTTATCATCCTGACGTTTTAATTGGCGTTCCCTAATATCCTTGATTAAGAATGTACCATCTTCCTCGTTCTTTTTGTTCCCAATGTTAACAGCCCTTACTACCTTGTTTGCAAATCCATCATAGGAATTAAAGTCTGTTAGGTTTATGGTTTCCAATGTATTCCTTAACTCCACATAGGCTGCGAATTTACTGCAGCTTATCATCACTTCATCCGGATCATCAGAAGGATAATGGTACAGATCTCTTACGATACCCAAGATTCTTTTCCGATCATCCTCTAAGAGTGATTGGATATAATCTGGAGTTTTAAATATTTGAGTTAGGTTTTCTATAAGTAGAGTCTTACCAGGGACCCGCCTTTTCTTTTTATAGAACGATTTGAGTGCTTCAGCAATGATGTGGTGATCCAGCAGTGAGAAGTAGTCAGGTTGGTATAACTCTAAAGCTTTATATCCTAGCCTATTTGTCACAGTGAATCTTAGTAGATCTAGTTGGTATTCAACGGTATAGGGGAATTTCTCGGCAAAGGTCATAAGTCGATATTATATTTTATAATAGTAAATCTCAGTATAATAGTATCCGCTATATCCCTAAAAAATATTTATTAACAAGTGATACATATTAGTTAACATTGTATTATATTTGCATATTATTATTTTAAGTAATAACCCCTAACCCTTAGCTACATGGAATTACACCGACTTAAACCTATGTCTGACAACTATGACCGTGCATTATTCAATGACCTTTACAAAAGGACAGAAAACCTAAGAAAGAGTTTAACTTATCATATCGATCATCGGAGATATGGTGTAACAAAGGATCAAGTGCTTTCATGGTTCGATGATAAATTTATTTATGCATTTAATAAGTATCACGATAAGGTTGATGAAAAAGTATTGCTTGGCCACATTATTAATTCCCTGCAAAACTTTAAAAATAGGATTCTCAGAAAGGCATACACTGCCGAGTACGTAGAGTTATATGCTAATAATATTAGCATCGATGAATACCCGCTAGTTAATATCATCCCGGATCAAACAGAATTGGATGAGAAGGAGATCTTCCTTAACCTTGCCTTAGAATTTATTAAGAAAAGGATTAGTGAAGAGGCCTATCAAATCTTTGAAATTGAATTACACCCTCCCCTTTATATCCTTGATAAATTGCCTTCTAGCAATTCTCATATCCCTTCTCATATCATCCTTGAATTTCTGGGGATAGATCAAACGAAAAGGGCCCTGGATTATATATCCAGAGCCCGCCGGGAAATCAAGGAAGCAATCGAAGAAGCAAAATCTTATTTCCTAACTTACCATTCTTTCGTTTGATAGGAAATCCCATCGAATGATACCATCGTTATTGTCATTTGGTATGACCCAGTTGCATAGAGGTTAATCGTACCGTTAGCCAGTATCTCTATAGTTCCCATGTCCCCACTTTCATTTACCGGTACAGGGAAGAAGATTGGATATTGTGGATAGAGATTGGCGTTTGGCAGTTCTCCAACCTGGATTGCAATACCAGTTACCGTAGATGGTGAAGCCTTTGATAAGTGGCCTTTCAAGATAACGGTATTGTTCTGGGTATTAACAGAGGCAGCAGCTCTTGGAAAGTCTTGGGTCCAAGCTGCGGTAGGTGTGATGTTATAGAAGTTATGTACGAAATCCTTTTTCATGATCGTAAGGACTTGCCATACATGGTTTGCAGTGGCTGAGTTCGTTTTGATAAACCCAACAATACAACCCGATTCGAGATACAAGTGGGTGGTTGAAGGATTAACGATACAGTTGATTGTTGCTGGATACTGATTCTTTAGGTAAGAGCCAGCACCAACGTTATTGAACTTGATCCATAACACAGTTCCCAATGTAATCTCATCTGTATTATGTTGGACTTGATCAAGGACTGTTGCCATGTTGTTAAGGTCTACAACATGATAGAAGCCATTATCATTACACTGTATGATAGTCCCATCGATGACTGCGGTATCGGGATAGGTTTTAAAGTAACCATACAGGGTAAGCATATCCTGCATAGTGATCGGGCCATTGAATGTACCACCAGAATCTGGGACGTAGTTATTGGGGTCCTGATAACCAACTCCTGGTATTACAGTCTCAGTATATGTGAGATCTTCAAATGTTAGAGTACCAGTAGGTAAAGAGGGGACTGAGATAACTCCAACTATCAGATCTGTGTTTGGATCTGATACTGCGGGGAATACTGATCCGGGAGATCCCTTAATCATCTCTACTGAGAAAGGAGCACCATCTTCGATTTGTTCCCAGCTGTATGATACATAAATTGTATCGTATCGAGTTCTTCCTTGTCCATCTGTGTTCTCATCAATCTCGAACTGATATGCATCATCTGACATAAGTAGAGCCCCCACTGGAGCTACCACTACGCCAGTTGCAGGGCCTGGAGTATTCGTTTCAAGGACAGGATAGAAAGGACTGCCACTGTGATTGAGATCAATCAGGATTGAAGTTGGTACTGTTGGTACCCCAGCCCTACGAGCAATCCTATCGAATCCATGATATCTACCCTTTGGAAATAGCGCAACTCTAGCCCTATTCAGGGGATATGATTCGATTAAATTTTGAAATTCTGTTGTCCTGAATTGAGTCATTGCTTTTTGCTTATTGCATTATTATAATAAAAATGAAATCCTTGCATCCTAAGGGTTTATCTAGTGCACTTAATTTGCTTTTGAGTATATTCTTATATGCAAATTAAAAATTTATACTAGAATATCGCAAAGAGAACGCATAGTATCAGTAATCCGCTACCTCCAATATACATCCCCCTTTCCAATCTCTTTGTTCTGTCCTTGCAGCATTCTGTCTGATCCATTGAAAGGCTTAGGACCTTTTGTGTATTCTTATTTTCTTCCTTTAATGAGGCTATCTGTTTGTCCTTAGCAATTACCAATGAATCATACTCATCAGTGAGAGCTTGGTAGTTTGAATCCAAATCCCTATAAGCATTTAGTTGGTCAAGGTAATTCTCCCCGTTTACGAAAAGCTCATTTGCCCCTCGGATTAGTTTCATATTCACTGTCACCAGAGTATCCAGCTGACTGTATGTACTTGGTGACGTAGTTTGTGAAAAACTTAACCTGATCGTTATCGTTAAGATAAGTAAGAGAATGGATACTTGCTTCATGTTTTTTATTTATTATCCAGATTTGTTTTCTGAGGAGTGCAATTTGTTTTTCCCTTTCGATGATACCTTCTTGGAATTCTACTGATCGATATTCCCAGAATAGGGTAGAGTCTTGGAGTTTCTTATTCTCATTGAATAGGCTATCGATCTCTTTCTGTTTCTCTCCAATGAGTTGGTTGAAGTAGTGGGTGCTACTTGATTCTCTGAATCCAATAATGAGAAGGAGAACCAGGATTATGATGTAAGGGATATATGGTGCTCCCTTCAGTATGGTGATTGCGTCTTTAGGTTTCACTGATTTGGATTGAGCCGGTTGGAGTTAAATGTTTTAGTAATGCCTTAAGAGTTACCCTACTTTCAGTGACATCGTTGAGACCATCCTTATTAATATCCAGATGCTCTTTCCCAACCTCGATGCAACCTAAGATCTGTGTTACGTAGTTACCTGCATGAATCTTTACCCCTCCCCTGTTCGGGACATCATAGATATCCACATGAGGATATTTGACTTTCGTTGAGGCTTTGTTTTTACCATACCTGTAATTGCCAATTGGTATGCAGGAAATCCTTTGTTGATTATCCTTCCAAGGTAATTCTTGGGTTAGGCATGTGAAGGTGACTTGTCCACTATTTATAACGGAAAGTTTCCCAAGAGTTTGTTGATCGCTCTTGAGAAACCTTTCGACGAGAATTAGGCTTTCGGCCATTAGTGTTTACCTCCGCCTTTTTTATTGTTTGGTACCAGCCAAGATAATAATCTCATAATGCCAGAGATCCAGTCCCAGTTCTTCGAAGTGGGGATAAGTCGAACGAGAATCGGGTAGATGACAGTGGCAATGATGATTGCTGACCAGTAGATCCAATCCAATATAGAAGCCCCTTGCGATGGTGCAGGGCTAATGGCGGAGGTGTCGACTACTGCCTGTGCGATAGTGAACAATGGTAATACCATGATCGACAGGAGTAAGGTTAATGCAAAAAGGAATCTTTTCATAGGATTATTTATTTGTTAGTGAATAGTCAATAACTAGAATAGTTAATGCTTAGCGATGAGGTTAATGAAGATGGTCACAGCAGCTGAAACGATGATACCGATAATTACCCCTACCATTGCTGATTGAGTTTTCATCACGGTTACTGCAGTTTTTACTTCGGAGATATCCTTACGTAATTCTGCTACCTGATCCTCGATACTATCTAAGGCTTTTAAGACCATCAGTCTGTGTGCTGCCCAGTTGTCTTGTTCACTGTTTTTAATCTCCATGTTTTTCGTTTAAGGTTGGGACTGCGATGGTAACTATTTTCGTGTCTTCCAACGCAATGAACGTATGGAGTAGACCCTTGGAAGTGGTTAGCGATTGACCAGTTGAAAGGATGTTATCATGGCCATCTTGTTTGATATTAACTTTGCCATGAATGACTAAGTGAAGTTCGTAGGCTAATTTGTGAGCATGATGGATTGTGCAGAAGTCCTTCTCAATATCCAATTCATAGATTTCATAGTCATCTCTTTTGGTCATAAGGCCAAAAGCTTTCCTTGAGTTATCATCTGCCATCTTGATAAACCCAGGTTCAAAAGCAGTGAATAGGGTACGGAAGCTTTTTAATGTTTCCTCGATCTTATCGACTTTTTCCAGTGCAGTTGATATCGTTGAATCCATAGTTGGTTTTAGATTTAAGAATTTAGTCTTCGGTCAGAATGGTTATTCTTCGCTTAACTTTCTTTTTATCCATCCCTTAGCTGTTGGCTTTAAGGCTTTTTTCATAAGTGAGTTGTCTATAAATTGGCCCGTCTTATTTTCTAATCGAGACAATGGAATGGTTATAGTTTCATACCTGATTAAAGTGTCACCAGCTAGGATCCTAACCTTTTTCATAACAACATCGACCCTAGAATTTTGAAGGCTGATATAACCACTTGGGACAGCACAGGCATTGAAAGGGTTATAGTCTGTACCCAAGCAGCTGTCCTGTAAATGGATTACGAGATTCTTCTCAGGATATGAGATGATGAATCGTTGACCATCAGCTCTTGTGGTATCATACAAGGTCACTTTCTGAATTGAATACTGGGCATTCACTGAGAACCCAGCGAGGATAATCATGATGATAAGGATTGTCTTTTTCATGTTTTTATTTATTAGCGTCCAAAGAATATATTTGTTTTTGGTAATTCGTAGTATACTTTTATCGTTGCTCCCCAGAGTCTTACTGAAGCGTTAAATCCTTGGTATGATTTGGTCTGAGCAATAAAGTAAATACCAAAGTCATCGCTGTTGATGTCGTTGTGATTCATAGAAATGCTCCATAAATCTGTAGGACCACCGTAGATCTGCTCTGTGTAATCTCCTGGTATAAAACCAACTCCAGTTTTATAGGTAAGGAATCCTGGAGAAGTCAGGGCTACTGTGTAACTATAACAGCAGATATCACTACAGTTTTCAGTGATGTGACCAAACTGAAAAGCCTGGACATAGGTTGTTACTTCTACACCCTTTATGATAGCCCCAGCAGGAATAGCGATATCCGTATGAGTTAGGATTAACCGATGGGTATATGTAGATGATTCAGTTGATATGGTACAATTTGCAGAATAAAAGCCATCGTTGAAATTTCCTGACCAGGCATATTGACCGAAGCCTGCATCGTCGACTGACTGAGTGGGATTTCCACTTTGGTATAACTGGCCAGATGCAGTTAGGCTAAGAAAGAGAAGAAGTGAAAGTAGGTATCTCATTATTTAAAATCGTTGGAAGGCATAGCATAATAGTTAGTCCCATCGTAAAAGAATGTAATGATATCCACTGCACCTGAAGTTGAAGTGGAAGCATAGGCTGTACCTCCTGGCCATTTAACTGAAGCAGGCCATGTAGTAGTATAGGTAGTGGTATTGGCAGCATGAGTTATCTTCAATGTTAGATGTGATGGTCCTGTAGGGGCTGTGAAGGTAAAAGTTACATTCGAGTTCAGTGTGACTGATTGAAGGTTGCCACTAGTCCAATCAACGGTACAGGCACTGGCAGATATCGTATTTGAATTAAGGCCATCGTAAGTGAAAGTCTTCTCTGCAACCAGGTATCCTTTAGCATTTATATAACCGCCATTAGATAATACCATATCACCATCTGAATCCCTTACGGAAAATACCGTTGCATTATCATCATTAATGGTTGATCGAATAGCGAATCCAGTATTGGCTCCATGTAATGTGTAAGAGTAATCAAAGATTGATCTCCCGGCTGCTGGATCTGTTATCCATTGGGTTGTTATGGTACCATCAGTTTTTGTGGATTCAAGTCTTGGATAACCACCTGAGCTAAGTATGTTAAATCTCGTTGTCCCAGTATTCCCTAAAATTATTGACTTGCCGCCAGCCACTACCCCTCCACCATCATTAATTGAGAATACTGTAGTTCCTCTATCCCTTGCCAAGAATATGGGTGAAGTGGTTCCTGCATTATCTGCTATCAAGGCTGCTGATTCAAAGGTTGGCATAGCATTAGAATCAAGTAATGTGAAGTATCCGCCTATTTGAACAGTTGAAGTAGCATTAGTATTCCTGGCTACTGAGAATGTACCAATATTAGTAGCAGATGCTTTGGCTACTGTTGCAGAATTGAATGAGCCTATGTTTCTACTTGCATTTCCTGCAAAGAATTCTCCACCATAATTCTGACCTGTGTTTGTTCCTATGGCATAAGCATATCCACCTAAATTAGCATAACCCGCTCTCATTGAATATCCATCTTGTCCATTCGTTAAGCTATTCCCACTTGATGTTGAGTTATTTGAAGCACCAAAACCATAAGTTGCAATTGTATTACCTGTTGCTCCAGCTTTCATGGCTATAGATAACCCTGATTGTTCACCTGTAGTTCCTGCTGAGGTAATATCAATAAACCCACCATAAAAATTTCCTGTTGCAGGATTAGTTTTAATCATGTGCAAGAAACTTGTAGGAGAAGCAGTACCAATACCTATGTAACCATCATCCCTAATCATAAAGGCATTGTTATTTCCTGCTGAATTATGGAATTGTGATGTCCATGTAGATGAGGTATTACCTGCACCTTTTACATGTAATCTACCTGTTCCAGTGCTATTTCCCACTACAAAGGAGTTGGTTGTATATCCTGGATTTGCACCAAAAGAAGTATTCGCAGTATTAGAACTTCCACGCCATGTCCAAGTACCGTATAATGATTGATCGGTGTATTTATTTACTGTTGGTGTTTTATTTAAGTCATCTGCATCCCTATGTGGGTAATATTCTAACTCTTCAAGTCTTACAGTTCCAGATGTTCTACCATAGATAGTCCATTTTATTTGAGTAACATAATTTCCACCACCCCAATACCAAAGGTCTAGTATAGCAGTAGTTGCAGGGATATTATTTGTGTCAGCAACTGTCATCCATTGATTTACCCCACCTGATTTATACATTTCTATTTTAACTCTTTGTGGAGCAACATCATTAACTCCATCTGGAAAATAAAAATTCATAACAAATCTACCTTGAGGATAAATAATACCATTACTGGCATTATACTCAGAATATGTGGATAAGTTAGTTGTAATTACTCCTGTAGCATTAGCAGAAATAGTATTATTACTATATCTTTCGTGGAATCCATCAAATAAGTATGCTGCACTTGTTGAACCCATACCAGAAAAAGAAGTAGAAAACCTATCACCACCACGAAACAGTTTGTTATGCATGAGGTTGTGGTAGAACTTGGGGACATTAGCACATCTTGCACTATATAGTTGATTAGAAAATACAAAACCAAGATTAAGGTAGTTGATTGATTTAAAAATTCCATTCTCTATTGTCAGCATACTATCAGCTGTGGAGGCTACTGGAACTTTCCTTACCTTTAACCAACCATTAACGTCTAACCTTGCCTGCGGAGTTATGGTACCCAATCCTACACTATCATTGATATTGCGGAGATAGGAAACTCCTCTGGCGGAGTTCCTAATTAATGGAATACTATCTGCTGGAACTCCTGAAGTAGATATTTGACTTAGATCATAGGCCGTAGCAATCTTAGTTAAGGTATCTGACCAAGCTAACCCACTACCAGTACCTATCAATGATTTATGGACAAGGTAAGTGTTATACGGAGATACTGTTGATTTCACCCAGACGCTATCAAATGTTGAAGCTCCTCCTCCTCCTGCATAACTGAAGTTAAGGTGACCACTTATCTTTGCGGCAGTATACGGGGCATTTGATACTTCGAATGTTGGAGAGCCACCTGTAAGTAGCATAGTTCTTCCATTCTGACCAGCTATGTATCCCTGATACCCCACGTAATTGGTCGAAGTGGGGCTAAGTTGTGAGGTATTGTAAATACCAACTTGATGGTTCTTCTCAGCTAAGTTACTAATATATAAACCGTATCGTATGTATGTAAAGGTTCTTTGGGTGTTATCTGCTGGTATCTCTATTTGAAGCCCTCTGGAATGTCCGCCATCTTCAACTGAGGCAACATCATTACTGATACGTACCAGTGAAGTACCCTGTGCCGAATTGACCATCTCTAATTCGTAGTTCGGATCTAATGAGACTACATTACCTCCCAGTGTCCAGTACTGTTTTGGATCAGCCCACTCTAGAGCAGTCCCACCAGAATTTACTCTAAGAGTTTGTAATGCATTACCCTTAGCTAGTTTTACTGGGACATTATTAGATGATCCCACGATTAAATCGCCTGCAGCATCGATGATATGTTTCGGGATATAATTATCAATGGTATCATGGATACGGGTAAGGCTATCTTGTAAACCTGTCACAGTGGATATAGCTTGGGTATGACCTGCCCAATTTCCCCAGCCGTATGCTGTATTCCAGTTAGCAGAGTTATCAGTTACGATTGAATAAGTACCTCCACTAGCTCCCCTTTTCATTAGCCCCTCTGAGGTAAAGTCTCCATCCACTACCACATCTGTATGAGATGTTTGTGATGTTAAATATCCTGCACTTGCATGATTACCCCAGCCAAATGCCGTCTCTCCGTGGTTTTGTTTTCCTCTCCAGGAAGTCAAGGTATCAGCCTTGATCGAAACAGCGATAGATCCAGTACTGGCACTGACAGCGATAGGCGATGTTCCTGATAAACCTGTTACCCCATTATTATATACCTCGATATAGTTTGGCATATTAACAACAGCTATACCAGTTCCTCCATAGATTGAACGTAGGTAAACATTTCCACCGGATTCAGAATGGAATACCTTTCCTGGGCCAGTACCAATATCATTGATACTATTGATCTTATCCGTTAAACTATCCTGCAACCCTCTTACTGTTGAGATGGCTTGGGTATGTCCTGCCCAATTTCCCCAACCATAAGCAGTTTCCCCATGATTCTGTTTCCCTCTCCAGGATGTGAGGGTATCTGAATTGATCGAGATGGCTGGAGTATTCCCCCCTGATGATACTACTGGTGATGTTCCAGATACTGATGTTACCCCACCTGCTGCAACATCAGCCCATTCCAATGCTGTACCTCCAGAATTGACTCTTAGGATTTGCAGAGCATTTCCTTTAGCCAACCTATTTAAGGTATTATTCCCGGTACCAACTATCAGATCTCCTGCAGCGTCTATCACATATTTAGGAATATATTTAGATGAACTGTCTGGGACAAGGTTTGTTACAGTAAAATTTGGATAAGTACCGGTAATGCTTATACCAGTACCGTTAGTCAGGGCAACGATTTGGTCAGGGCTAGAGTTATTAATTGTAAAACTTGGGTATGTACCGGTGATACTTATAGCAGTACCATTTGTTAAGCTAACTGTTTTGTCTGGGCTGGTATTGGTCAGTGTTATGGAATATGCTCCAACATTTTCTGCAATACCTAAACCGGTTCCGGCTGTCAAAGTTATCCCGGTACTGCTACTTGTGTTACTGTTTATTACACTTGTTGAGCCAGTTCCCGAACCTACAGATAAGCTACCCTCATTGGTAACACTGTTATCATAACCTGCTGACGCATGGTTTCCCCAACCGTATGCGGTATTCCAATTTGCGGAGTTATTGGTTATCGAGGTGGTCCATGCTGACCCAGTACTTACTGGTATACCCGCTCCCGGATAAACCATTGAAGCTGCTGCAGCTCCCCACTCTATATCAGTACCACCCGCATTAACCTTGAGGACCTGATCAGCTGAGCCTCTTGCTAACCTCTTGATGGTATTATTCCCCGTTCCCACGACTAAATCGCCAGCTGCGTCAACGATATATTTTGGGATATAGTTATCGATAGTATCATGGATGCGAGTTAAACTATCCTGCAAACCAGTAACCCTGCTTATGGGTTGTGTGTGGATAGCAAGATCGTATTGTGTTGCAACTCCTTGTCCAGATAATGTATCGATACTTAATGGTGATCCCGTGCTACCATTTCCATAGAGTGGAGTATTGGCAACTACGGTTGGTGTACTCCCCACAGTAGTAGAGATCGTTCCGAATAACCTTTGAGGTAATCTAGTAAGTCTTACCTTACCCTTTGTAGTGTAGGCATTACCACTTTCCCAGGTCATCTGATAAATGGTAACGATTTCCTGAATAGGTATACCGGTCCAATCAAAGTTAAAGGGGTTCTCTGAATATGCTGCAGTGGCCGAATTGAATTCTCCACGACCTAGAAAGATGATATGCCTGCCTTGTCCTACCCAGTCAGTGATAGCAAGATATGAGTTATAGAATTTGTTATTACCCCCTACTACACTATCAGTTCCGTTATCGTAATAGATATATCCACCAGCAGCAAACTTATAGGGCATATCCGTAGTGTCCCATGTCCAACTACCACCATTATGATACATGGTAAGATAGTCACCTCCAGCACCATCACCATCAGGTAATGACGTTGCAAGAATAAATAAATCCTCATCAGCTATAGTAGCATCGGTTATGCTAATTGTGTTATCATCATTCGTTGTACCACTAACAATAGCATCAGCAACCAATCCCCCGGATACCATCTGAGCCCCCCTGGTGAAGTGAAGGTTCCTATGTACCATCCTACCGAATCCAGCTTGATGCCTTTCCTCTGCTAGAAAGTATTTAGGATAGCGTCCACCATGCCATCTGATCGTAGCTACCGGAACTTTGGTATCTGCTAGTGTCCAGGCATCTGTTGAGGCTGTAAGAGTTCCTGTTGTATTGTCGATGATAATGAAGTAGGTTGAGCCATTAACCAATCCCCCTGGTGAATCATCAAGGTTAACTGTCTTACTTCCAGTAATCGTATATACCTTACCTGCTCTCATATAGGTCCATGTGGTACTGACTGGTGCAAGAGTAAAGATATGGGTAGCATCATTGAATGAGATCGTGGTTTCTGTTACATCAGCAAATCCATAATCCTTTTTAGCAGCCCACTTTATACTATCGCTATATAGGATAGTAGCTTGAGCCGATGTAAGCAATCCGCTATTTGATGTTGTGGCTAATGGTATAATAGCAGAAGTCCCTGCTTTATCGATATCGATGGCATGAGTTGATGAGTTATATGAAAGGTTCTGGATCTCATTTGAGGTAGAGCCATCAACCTCGCTAACTAAGAATCCTTGTTGTCCTACCCAATACCTTGTGGCATCCTTCGTAGATGTGTCAGTAATTTTCTGATATGTTCTAGATGCTAGCTGTTTTGAAAGGATAATGTTAGTGGTATCGATATCTATCTTAATATAATTACCGGGGTTGTTCCATGTTAATCCTACAGCTGGACCATTCCTTATCTCGATTGGTGTACTTCCAGAGGTGTTACTGTTGATTGATGGATAGGTGTTAGTGGTAATGACATTCAAAGAACCTTCATTAGATACAGAAGCATCACCTTCTACTTTCAGGAATCCCTGGTTATTAACCCAGTAACGGCTTGACACCTTGGTATTTGTATCTGATTTATGCAGGTAATCAATGCTATCTGAAATCCAGATTGGGTCTGATTCGATACTGATTACTTGTGTTAAATCATATTGTGTAGCGATATCAGTAAGTGTGTCAGCATAAGTTAATGCCCCAACAGTACCACCGGCGACCTTCCTAAGTTTATATGTGCTGTCATTATAATCCCAGACTACTGCTGTATCAGTTGTACCAGATAGGATAGGCATATTCCCCACCTTCATGGTTCCTCTTGCATAAGTATTTCCATTCACGTCAACTGATGAAACTCTGGTGTTCCCCTTATAATATTCTGACATGTAACCAGTCACATTCAGGGGATTATCAATATTAACTTGTTTTATTTTAAAACCCGTTCCGGAAATTGTGTTTGTCCCAGTTGCCCCCCTTTGTAATAAGATACCTTCACCTGAGATTGGGTATGAGCCAGAATTAGCCAAATTAAAGAATAAGCCCTTACCACCGTTAGAATGTATCTCTACTACTGGCCGACTGGGTTCTGGTTGCCAATTTGTAAAGTATCCCCCTAAACCAGTATTACTTGTGGTACCACCACTTACACCTATATAACCCCCAGCAGTTATACCTGCACCACCAGTGGTATTTTGATTTTGTGCAGAAACAGAGCTACCATAACTTGAGTTCGTTTGTGAGATCAAGCTAGTACCACTGACGGAGTTTACAAATAGCGAAGCAGATGGCATATAATTCGCAGGACCAATCCGAACGGCTAATTGGGGTTGATAGGGGAATAGTAGATCTCCGGCCTTTACCCAGTATCCGTTCATTGAAAGAGCTACTGTATCGCAACCATATAGGGTATCATTGGCATAATACGTGGGACAGTACCTATCTACTGTATCAATGATTAATGAGTCGCCATTATAATACCAACCTGAGTCAGGAGTACAGCCATTACAGAATCCAATATATAAACTATCTATACCATTAGCTTGGGCTACTAGGCTCTTGTGTACTGTCATTACTTTACCAGAAGTATCTTGGACATAGATACTATCGAATTTTATTGTTTGGCCTACTGTGGGTAACCAGACTTTCCCATCAACGTAAAGGCCAGAGTTTCCGTAACTCGTGGCTTGGGTATATCCCCTTTTAGCTGGACTGATTGTAAGGCCCTTATAGATATAGGTAGTACTGTCTCTGAACTGTTGTACTGAATTAGCCTCTACCCATCTGGCCCAAGCTTTAAGGTCTGGTATCTGACCAGTAAAAAATAACATAGGACCAATAACCTCATTGTACGTGATGATATTATTCCCGGAAGCATCAGCCTCATATAAACTATCGTTCCAAGGTATACTGCCATTAACCCATCTCGAGATAATTAGGGCATCTGCAGCATTAACAGATCCAACGCCACTACTGGTAACATCACCTGATCCTCCATAAGAGTGTACTGATTTCCTTACGAATACACCACCATTAACATTAAGCTTTGATCTGGGCCGTTTCTCTGATGATCCAATTACCACATTCTCTCCTTGTTTAGGAGTGAGATACATACCATCATACTTAGCCCAATATCCTGTAGCCCCTATCACTGTAGTGTCACAAGAGAATAGGGTATCGTTCCTGATGAATGATTCACAGTACCCGCCGGCAGTATCTATAATAAGGGTATCTCCGAGAAAGATAAATCCAGTATCTGGAGTACAACCATCACAGTATGATATAAAGATACCTCCTGTACCAGATTCGCTATTGAATAGGTTGGTTAAACTAATCGTATCTACATATCCATTTGGTTTAACAATCAGGACCATTGTATCTGAAGAAGCAAACTTCTTAAGGACGAAGTCCTGCTGTATCTGTAAATACTCTCCGAAGAAATACAGTGGCTTCTCGGTAAAGATATATGATGAATCTTTACCCATCCTCATATACATTGTATCTGTATCTCTTATGAGCATTATCGTTTCTGAAGCACCATCGCCAGTGTTCGTATTAACACCAACAAACCCCGCATCTGAATTGAGGTTTCTGGTTACTTTATAATATTGGGAGTAGCTCAGGAGAGGTACTAGGAATAAGATAAGGAAAAATATTTTTCTCATATTAACTTAAATTTGACATTTCAACCCAATCACCATTATCGTATTTCTCTATAACCATTGCACCATTAACATCACGCATTCTCCAATTCTCCCCGATCATAACTATATCTCTAATCCCGAGTCCAGCAGCTTGTGACCAGGCCTCGTTCGTAAATCTGAATTCACTGTAATGTGATTTCTCCTTCATAATGAAATCCACTCCAGTGAGAAGTTTGAGAGGCGTATCTTCTGCAAGAGCCTCCCTTAGTATTACCCATAAACCATTATCTCTTGGCTTCAGGGTTATTTGTTTTCCCTCTGATGAGTTACTATCAATAACGCTACTGATAATTTCCTGTTCATTTGTTGAATAGAGTAGGAAGTATCTTGCGTCTGGGTATGGGGTAAGGTCAATCTCAGTTAAATCCGTGATATCGATTTCCTGAGGTGACATGGTTGAATGGATATGTTCCCAGATCTCTTGAGCAGAGACTTGGAAGATACCCCCGTAATTTAAGTAGACATCTGTATTCTGTAAGTGACCTACTCCTGATGACCAGATTAAGGGGAAAACAAGTACCTTATAACCAGATACCTGAATCTTAAAGAGAAAGTTATCTTCTCCAATGTTTTTGGTTATCAGCACCATGCAACCATCTTGGTCGGCTAGTGGTGTGAAGTTAGTAGGCCTGGTTGGTTCTCCTGCTACCCGAACTTGCCAGATACCATTCTCTGTGAGATTGGTTTGGTTTGTGAGTAACACTGTCTCATCATTTTCACAGACATGACCATTATCTAATGTGAACCCTACGATTAACCGACTCCACTCAATTTCTGTTTCTTGAACGTAATCTGCTGCATCTAAGTTCTCAGATACCTTTAACCACTGAACGAGTTCCTTAAAATTGTTTACTATCGATTTGTGACGTGGTGGGGTAATATCGCCAGTCTCATTTACAACAAGGATACTATTGATCAGTAGAGTTAATTCCGCGAATTTTTGGTCTAGTGTCCTTGCCATATTATCTTCTTCTTATCCTGTCATAGCTGAATGAATAATCGATATCATAGCTACCTCCAAGGTATAATGGTGTGTCATCATAAGTTACCTCAATTAGTCTAGCATTGATAGGTTCGCAATACCGTATCATGGACATCAAGAGCTTAAAGATTTCTGGATCGATTGGGTTGTGGATGAACTCTGGGTAAAGGTTATCATGGTCTAGGATGTCTAGATAGTAACCAGAACAAGGTGGGCAGTTCATATCATACCTTAGGTGTTCATTATTATCATACCTAATGTTATCCTTGTCATATCTGTAATCAACCAATGGTACTTCCCTTACAGCAACATCAAGGCCAATAAGTTTAAAGAACAGAACGTATGAGGCTTCAGTTCCTTTGATCTTATTGACCTCTGTTATCTTGCTCAGAAGTTTCCTATATAGGTCTTCGTATGATAATGGACTTGGAGGATTCCCATAAAAGAATGCGATAAGGTTAATGAACTTACTATCGCAAGTGATTGGGTTTTGTTGGACTTGGTAATCTTCAATGAGTGGTATAATCTCTTCATCGAGTTCATCACCAATCACACCCATCATCCTTTCTAGGAGACCTTTACCATCGGCATCCTTATAAGAGTCTTCGATTTTAAATCTCCGAGGAAACCTATCGAATATCCAATTTGTGAAATTAACCATTAGACGATGTAGTTTTGTTCAGTGATTGTCAAAATGATATCCTGTGACCTGATAATGGGTACAGTGAAATCCGTAAGGACTAAGTCCTTGTTATAGGGGTAAGTTTTAAATAACCAGGTATCCCCATTCTCTAAGCCAGCGTTATCAGCAGCAAGGATTAGGAAATTCAATTCAGTGAAAGATGTTGGGGCGGGGTCATACCAATCACCGAATGCCAGGTTTTTCTTCCAGACCTTATCCCGGTATACTCTGAAATAACTATCGCCATAGACTGGCTCTTCTTGAAAAACTAACCTCCACTCATGAGTATCGGTTGAGCCAGTCATTACTTTTCTTTCCCATACCAATTCCTGTAAGGTTTGAACCTTAGGCCTTGCATAGGGTATCTGATATATCTCTGTCAGTTCAAGGAAATCGATCTTCTCCAAGTTATCAACCAATGCAATGATGTCTGATGTTCTTACTGGTTTATTGATATCACTGTTGACATAGGAATAGGCCTGAGTTAATTCAGTGATGATGTCCTGTTCGATAAGGATAGATGGTACCCGGAATTTGCCAGTTACTGAGATTGACATACCAATATAAGTTTCACCAGTAGGAAGAACTGATACGAAAGTAGTAACCATCTTCTTCTCATCGATGAAATCATTAGTGTCATTACATAGCTGGATAGAAGCAACACCTCCACCCATCGGGGCTATGTATACCTCTACCTTCTTACCACATTCGAAATAGAGGCTGGCCTTATCGACTCCTGGAGCCAACTTAGCTATGTCAATATAATCCTGACGAGTTACTGCCCTGTTCAATGTCCTTAGACTGAGTGGGGCTAACTTCCTAATAACCTCTAACCCTTCAGTATCCCTGCCACCTGAAGCAGCGATATGGTTAGTAGCCAGTATCTCTGAAATAACGGGAGTCTGATTAGGTATTGCAATATTGGAATCGATACTGGTGATCGTATCTATGTTTGAATTACCAGATGCTCCTGAAGTACGGTAGTAGGTAAGATAAATACTTAGGCCTGTATCGGGCTTAAGACCGTTAACACCATCTCCAAATTTGATATATGCTAAACCATAATCATCAACCTCTGTGGTGTAATGCTTATCTGTTGGCCCAGAGACATCTAAGAAATCCCGGTATGTCCAGGTTACGCTGTCTATAGTAATTACACATGAGCCATGTTCATAATCTGAAGGCAGGTAGATTGATTGGAATGCAGTACCGTTTCCTGTACCGATTAGTTGGAGGCTTGCTAATGTATGTTGTTTTACCTTAACTGTTGTACCTGTTTCCCCTATCTCAATAGTGGCTGACTCAGTTGAGATAAAGACTAACCCCGAGGCAGTTGAGAATACGGTTTCAAGTGGGATAGTTATCTGTGACTGGGTTTCAACTGGATTACCATCTTCCCCAACCAGACTTAGTGTTAGGTCAGAGCTAGCAGCGATTGAGGATTTTACTTTGTAATTGATCAGCCTGACAATCTTAAGGATTGAAGAGAGCCTTCTAGCAGAGCCAATGTAAGATTCCCTTGCCATGTTGTCAATGTAGTAATTCAACATCTCAGCAATACCTGCAAAGATACTGATGATGATAACGAGGATGTTTGAATCACTGAGGTCTGTTATTTCCGGGCATTGGGTTTTTACCCTGTTCAGTACTGATGATTTTATATCAGAAAAAGACCGAGTAACGTAATTTACCCAAGGATTATTTATCTTGGCCATGTTATAGGTTTGTTATAGTTAACGGTAAGGTCATAACTTTACCAGTTGATAAAAGTTCGTATATTAAAACTATTGTTAATTCATGTGCTTTTTCGATGCTAAATTTCACGTCTAGTAGACGAATACGCTTTTCATGTAATTCTAATGCGTCAATAATAAAGTGCTTTGCTAGAGTGGCTGTAATTTCATCGTTTGGTTCACTCAGGAGATGGAATAATTTAGATCCGAAATGGTTTTGGAATAACCGATCTCCAGTAGGCCAACCCAAGATATTAACGATCGAGGAAGCAATACAAACATTTGAACTATCAACAGCCACCTTACCATTAATTAAGTTGAATGGGAAAGTGATGCCTTCTCCTAATATTAATCCTGAGTTCTCCATTAGTGTTTGATATTGGAATTTTCCAAATCTTCAATCTCAGTCTTTACTGGAGTATCTGTGATTTGGTTAATTGGAAGGATAGGACTTGAAGTCCCTAATGATGGTACTGGGTGGGTATGTGCATTATAATCTATGGCAAATTGTTGGATCCACTCTTCGATGAGATTAAACTTATCAACGAGTTCTGTGATCTTTACCAATCCCTTGTTTTCGCTACCATTAAGATATATACCATCTTTTTTGATCTCGAGGGTCATCCCATCTTTATGTTTGATGAGGAAACCATAATCTGGGTTCTCTTCACCATTCTTATCTGTTGGGACTTCCTTAATATGAATGAGATGTCCGGATGGTGTTTTAAGAAGGATGTCATTCTTATCTGTGAATTCTATAGGAAGTTCATCCTTGAGGTGATAGCCATGAGACCAGATTGGGAATTTTGGATCACCAAATTCAAACTCAAGGAATACCATTTCACCATTCTTAGGTAGCCACTGAATACCATAATTGCTTCCGCTGGGAACGTTTTTTGGGTATGCCCAAAGAGGATTGGATCTCTTGCCAAAGATTGAAGGAGCAATAACCAATATCCTACCCATGTTTAATGAGTCTTCGTTACTTACAACAAAGCCACGATAGACTGAGTAATACCTACCGAGGATCTCTAAACCAAAGAGTTTTATTTGATTAATGAGTTGTTGTATCGTTACCATCTTCTGAAAGGTTTATCGCTATCGCTAATGACAACGTTCTTGATTACCTTGTTGCCATCCTGATTCATCTTATCCAGTTTATAGGATTTATTGGGTTCCTGTAATTTCGTATACTTCTTCAGGAAATCGGCAAAGTTATCTACATCGCTGATAGCTTCGATCTCTACATTTTTCTTCTTATCGTAATCGTAGTATTTGATATAGACCTTTTTACCCTTAATCCCTTTGATGTTAAGTTTCTGTTCAAGGGTTTTCTTAATCTCGGAGTTATCGATTTTATGTTCAAATGCACTATATCCTAAACTCACGTGACGGATACCAACCATTTCAAGGTCTACAGTATAACCATTGGGACCAATCTTATGGGTACAGGATTCAATAAAGTATGTACCGTTATCATATTCTGAAAGGCCCGAGATTTTTACTGTATAGCTTGACATAATAAAGGGGTCACCAACTATGGTAGCTTCCACTTTAAATCTTGCAGTTTCTTCTTCCCTTCTCAATTGATCATAAAGGGATTTAGCAGCTTCCTCCAACCCCATTAACCTACTAATGGGTGCAGCAACTACCCGCTTCCTAACTATAGATGTGAAGTCAGCAGCGGTAATTACTTGAGGCATTGGTGTGAGCTTTGTGGTATCATTAACTGGACCTGTACTCTTGTTTTCTTTACTTACTCCGGTTGGCCAGACATATTGGGTTGGATAGCTATAACCTACTGTCTCCAATTTAGTTTCTTCCTCATTAATAGGTTCCCCATTCATCGCTTTCTGTAAAAGCGATTGGAATAGGCGTTGCTCTAAGTCATGATCAATTTGCTGTTCTGGGCTAGTAAAGATATGCTCGGGGTCTTCCAATTTCTTATCTGAGATATAATCCTTAGAAACTAAAGCCCCAGTGTCTGGGTCAATACCAAACCTCTGAGTCATGTCATCACTTGAATCCTCCTCATGAGAATTGTAGTGAAATGATAATAATTCACCATTGCCCGAAGCTAATGTGTAGGATTTGTATGGTTTCTGGCTATAGTTCTTAGAAAGGATAGCAACGTTCTGATTCCTTGATGACATACCAAGTGAGGGGTTTGCTTTTAGGAAATTAACCTTTGCCTTGAAGTAATTGATCAGCGTCTCTTCAAAAGTTTTGCCAAAGCCGAATCCGAACTTGGAATATTCTTCCTCCAATGCCGCAATATTTTCTGGGTTATTTTCATCATCGCTTGGTGTAGGCTTAATGCCATTATCAAAACCGCCTGGACCTAATCCCGCAACCACAGTTTGAGAAGAACCACCCTGCGGATCACTCAGGGCATTTATATTTTTTAATAATGCAGCCTTTTCCTCATTCGGAGTGAGTCTCCAAAGCGTGATGATAGCTTCTGCATTAATCCCATTATTGATATCTGATGGATCAAAGTTAGTTGGGTATTCTGGAAAGATAATCTTATGCTCGACTTCTGATGAGATAGCTGCTGATTGTGTGCGAGGATTTTCAGATGAAACAGAGAATCCTTTGATCACTGAAGAACCTGGGAATGTGGTGTAATGCAGGTAGATCATGTTCTCACCAAGATAACCCAATGCCATTGTTTCCTTGTATACTGTGTCTGGGAGCCTTGGAGAATTTCGTGGTGGAAATGGAGCAAGCAGAAATTCTTCTTCAGCATTGTTTACTGTCCGGCCTTCTACCTGAGTCATGATGCTATTCTTAAGGCCATCATAATGAATGGTCTTATCTTTATCATGATATGTGATTGTGTAGTTGTAACCTTCTGTTATAGCCGTACTCTTAAGGGTCTTTGAGAAGTTGGTTACAATTTCCCCTGCTCTCATCAATTCGGGGCTTTGTTCTTTCTTTAAGGCCGCAAAGTTATCCGTACAGGTAAGGGTCATCTTAATTCCCCGAGAGCTGTAATCGCGGTCTATGTCCCGGATCATAAGCCTTAGCATATCCCTCATTACTACAGCCTCTGGAGTTATCCAACCCCATGATACGCAGAAACTCTGTTCCAGCTGAAACAGTGGATGATTAAGGAATGGTATGTTATTGGTTTCGAATGTTATCCTGCATTCATCGTCTTTCTCTAGCTCGTCAGTGAATTTATATGAGAACTCGGTTAGGTCAGTACCAACTGAAATGGGTTGGTCATTAAGTGTAGTGCTATCGAATAACAGGGATCCGCCAGCAGTATATAATCGAACTACTGGCAGATGATATTGAGTGTAATCTAACTCGTTTTGTTTGTATTTTCTATTGGCCATATACTGGAGGTATAAGGATAGTGGTACCGGCTTCTATGAAAGGATCGATGATACCATTAAATAATGCAATGAGATACCACTTTCCAACATCTCTCAATTCCCTAAAAGCGATATCAGTAAGTAGTTCTCCTTCACTTACCGTGTAGAGCTTAGGTTCTGTATTATAGATGATTGTCTTAGGCGTTCTCTCTAATGAGAAATCACCTTCTCTGTATGATATCAGGTAAGCATCTGAATATAGGTTATCCATTAGCTGCACGTTTTAATAGGTCAACTCCCTTTCTGTAATCAGAATTCCTCGTTGTACTTCTGATATCGATGTAGGTTAGATTTGTTTTTGTAATCCTCTTCATCTCAACTTGCTGTTTTGCGATATGAGGAAGTAATGATTGAGTATTATCAAAGCCACCCATAATGTATGAGGCTTTAGTGATTAGCCAGATATCTTCAGGCCTAAAGATGTCACCCCAGGAAAGTGAAACTCTGTGTGGTTGGAAATCATAGCCATTGGCCTTAGTCAGTGATTCTAACCAACGGCAATTACTTAGGACATCGGTAAGATCTTCTTGCTCAGCAAACCAATCAATATCGAATGTGATAACATCTTCCGAGCCAGTATAATGGTAGAATGGGTTATTACGTGCGATTGAGGCAATGGTTGCGAAGTTTGAGTTTACCTCATATTCCAATTTACTTGGTATGGTTTGAATTACTAAAGATTTTTGGCCTCCACTTGAATTGACATCATAATCCAGTTCCATTAAACCATTGGACATTTCTTTAGTGATCTTCTCTTTCTTGGTATCAAAATCATAATCGATGTCTACGATGATAATCTTCTGCTTTGTAGTCTCTAAGTGACGGCGTGGATGTCCATGTCTGCTTTGAGCCTCCAGTAGCTCATCCTCGATTTGCTGTCTCAGATTCTCAACTGGTGCTTGTGGTTTTGGTCGATTCCTTGTTTTAAGGTAAACCGCCAACTCCTCAATACCCATGTGGACAGCACCAACATCATGTACGCTTATCCCCGCTGCACGTAAATCCAAAAATGCCCCATCAACTATCCTTGCCATTAGTATAATAATTTATATTTCTTTTCCCTTTCATGATTGATCTCGGCCTTGGTATTGAATACCCCATTGATATACACTGCCATTTCGCCTTTCTTACGGAAGTCAAAGAATGGTGTATTGTTACCTCTCCAGTTCGGGTTAGACATATAAAGCCTGAATGCCCTTTCCAATGAGGAATCATTATTTCCCGAATGAGAATAAAGTTTTCTGAAGTTATCTTGGCTACCTGGAGAGTTTAAAACTTTGGCCATGAACATCCTATCGACTTCAGCCCTTGCTTTTTGTTCCTCTTCTGATCCCTTTATGGCATCGGTGTTCTTTTCTGTTGCCGAAGAATTTCCTGAGAAAGCACTGATTAGTACTGGTAGGAATGTTCCAATGATCATCAGAGCAGTTCCCACTGGTCCACCAAGAAAACCTAAAGCCCTAGCTCCAAGCCCTTTAGCTATTGCCCCACCCCCAGATCCTAGAGCCATTAAACCAGCTCCAGCGCCCATACTACCAGCTATCTGGGCTTTAGTTAGAAACCTAGCTGCACCAGTTGCCGTTGCTGTGGTATACATCCTACCATTGGCAGCTATCTTTGTCCCCCCGTTTGCCATATTTACTACAGCCATATACTTAATAGCTGAGGCTGTCAGATTATTCCACATCGACTTCATTGATGTCAGGGCAGATGATGCACCCATCGCTAATGTGTGATGTGCTAAGTAAAGAGATCCAACTACCCAACGAATACCTTGCATTGCAGTTCCCCAAGCTAGGACTAGGACTGTTAAACCAACTATCCATTTGCCAAGTGAGGAGCCCATGATCCAGTTGATGACCTTCAGTACTCCTTTTAAGACATTCAATACCGGAACTAAGATTGGGGCTAAGGCTTCTGCGAATGTGGCTTTGAATTCGATCCACATATTCTTCAGCCTCATAATAGAGCCCTCTAATCCACCTAACATCTTATCAGAGATGTCTCCAGCTTTACCCTGAGCATGTTGGACTGTGACTAAATTCTTCTTGTACTCTGCCAGGTTCCTGAGTAGCAGTGATGCTTGCCTTTTACCGCGGACTTGGAAGATATCATAAAGGATATTCTGTTTCTGGATATCTCCCATACCCTCAAGCTTCTCAGCGAGTACTCCAATCATATCCCCGACTGGCCTAAGGTTTCCTGCAGCATCTACCATATCCTTTGGCATTAGCCCAATAGCTGACATGGCTTTACCTGCCTTTTTCTTAGGATCGTATTCACCTAAGGCCCTAGCAAGATATCTTAACATGTTCTCAAATCCAACACCGGCCATAGAACCTTTGATACCGGCATTAGCAACTGTCATCATGACAGCTGTTGTTTGATCAAGGCCAACTCCCAAGTCCATTGCTGTGGAAGCAGAGTATTTAAGTGACTCGGCTAACTCGGATAAACTCAATGATGATTTGATACCGGCAATGGTTAGCTTATCGGCAGTCTGTGCAGCCTTGTCAAATGGTATATCAAAGTGACGCATGATATTAACCAAGATCTCAGCACCTCCACCTTCACCAGTAAGGGCTACCATTGAAGCTCTTGCCATAGATGCAGCAGGTCCGATCGTCTTATAAATGTCTGCTACTTCCTGTCCAGCAAGAGCTAACTGCCTCATACCTTCTGCGGTTTCCATTGGGCTGAAGGCTGTGGAACGACCAACAGCTAAAGCCTGATCGCTGAGGTTTCTCATCTGATCTGCTGAAGCTCCAGTTGATGCACCAACCCCTCGCATGATATAATCGAACTTAGCACCTTCTTGTACCCAGCCAGAGATTGTCCTTAACATCATTCCGCCAGCAAGAGCTGTGACTCCTGCTGACCGAGTTGAGTTCTGGAGATTATCTCTCCAAGCATTCATCTCTTGCCGTAACCCGCTTATTGTACGGCGGATTCTGGCTGAACCCTTAGAAAAGTCATCCTTTAGATATACCCTTACTCCTACACCAATTACGGATCCAGATGTTGCTACTGCCATTACTTTGGTTTATTTCGTTCGTTTTCCGCAACGGCCAATTCAAGTAGCCTATGCTTTGTTGGGTGAGGTAATCGTTTAAACTCTACCCAAGACATCCGAACTTTTAAGTTAGAAAGGAAAAAGTATTCGGCTGCTAAATCAGCCGAGGATAAAAAAAATCGGGAAGCCCCACCAGTGACATTGGTACAACTTCTTTAGTTTCTGGATTCTCAATATCCGTTAAGAGATCATAACGTGGATCAACCCTATCAATGTTAGTTCTTATCTCCCTCATCTCTGTGGCAGTGAATCCCCTGAAGTTCTCAATTACTGATACTTCATTTCCAGTTCTAAGGGATAACTTCCTTGCCTTTAACTCTGCATTGATGGAGAGTTGAGAGTTGGGAAGTTTGATGAAGTATTTCTCGGCTTCACCGTTGAGAGGAGTGTAAGAGATAACCTTCCCAGTTGATAATGCGAAAGTCTGTGGTTCCATACCTTCTAAGCCACCAACTTCGTATGGTTTAATCCGATACTTGAAATAATTAGGATCGCTTGAATCGTATGGAAAGTCTTTGGTGTAATCCCAGATATAATTAGTTAGGTCCTCAGTATAGGTAACTCTGACTTTATCTGACCAATCGTAATGGAAGGTGACAAGGTTATCGAGTGAGAATATCCTTGATGATACTAGGATAAAATATTTATCCCTTGGCCTGAGCTTTAAGACTTCTGAAAGATTACCTTGGAGAGTTGGGATTTCTGAGCAGCCAACAATGATAGCGGCTATAAAAGCATTATAAGCAGTACCGTCATCCATCAATGAAACGTTGGATAAGATATCATCATCTTCTCCATTTTGTTCTCTGATTGCAACGTGAAATCCAGATGGTGTAAGGATTAACTTTACATTACCGTATGCTTTTATCAGTTTATCGAGATCCATTTCAGTGTATTTAATTTAAACGAATAGGAGGACTATACTATTTAATTAATATAGTCCTCCTAGTATTTTGGATCATCCTCTAGCCCTTCACGAGGTCATCTATGCTGATTTCGATTTGTTCGATTGTGTTGTCACCCTTAGTACGGTCTAATTCCAGACCATCCAATTTTGTGGGCCAGCAACCAAAGCAATACCAGGTATTGAGGATTGAGCCTTGATTACCATTGGCCTCATCGAGTTCGTCGATTTTCAGAGTCCTTTTGTAGAGGGGGCTGTTGGGAACCAAACCACCACCGAGGGTTGAATTCTGCACCGCATTCATCCAGTCCCAGAAGTAGGTGTGAAGTGAACTTGCATGATCGGTGGTCAAAAGCTTTTTCAGCTTCAGATTCCCGTATTTCTTTCGGCCACCTGTTTTGATATCCGAGTTAAAATCACCATGCTCAATCTGTTCGATTTCGACATCCGGTAATGATACCTCTTGGAAGAGCATCGAATCGATTGGGTAATTGATCATTGTTACCCTGAAGCAAAATTGCTTACGTGGGTTTTGTATCTGTGCCATAGATTATGTTATTTTCTGGTTATGAAAACTGGACTCCTGCTGGTGTGAGATAAATCTCTACTGTGAATTCCTTCAGTGGAGCGATTGGTTTGATTTTCAGTAAGACCTTGTACTTACCCAGTGCCATGTCCTCAGGAGTGTTGATTTGCATTGACTCCAGTGATTCTGCGTCCTGGTCACCAAGCCAAGCATAATCGAAGAATCCCCGATTGTTCTTGATTTGGTCAAGGAATGGTTTTGCTGAAAGGTATACCTGATCTGCTAATTCCAGATCGCAAGGGTCACCAAGATAAGTTTCCAGAGTTGGTTTTAATCCCTTCCTGATATAAAGGTCAAGGTTAACGATTGAAGCGAAGATCAACTGAGAATCAACTTTCTGAGATGTGTAATCGTCCCAAAGCATAACCTGGCCGTTCCTGAGAATAACCATATTAACTTGGTCGTTGGCCAGATAGTTGAGTTCTGCATACTTGGCAGAGGTTCCGAAGTTGTTAACAACCCCAAGACAGTTGAGGATAACCCCTCTTGTCATACCAGTAAATGAGAGCCACGGTGTTCTGCTCTTCAATACCTTAGCTTCCAATGCCATGACGTCAGCCAATTCAGAGATCTCCTTGGTATTACCCAGGACCGGATCAATGATTTTCAGACCACCAGCAGTGAACATCGTAAGATGGTGAACCACTGCAGTATCATCCCTTTCGGTCATGATATCTGTAGAGGTTGAATTATCGTTGTCGATGTGATGGACGTATTTGAGATCCCCTCTTGCTGCTGAATAGGCAGCTCCTGCTGATGCTAAACCAGCCAGGTCAGAATCACTCTTTGAAGGTACTGCGATGGAATAAGCATCATCGTAAGGATCAAAGGCATAGAAACCTAAGCCTGAAGCGGAATCACCAACGTAATCAGCTAAGTCCGGAGTTCCTCCATCAGTACCACCAGAAAGGCTGTAAGTGGCATAGACCGGAACGTAGGTACCAGTAGCGATGGGATCAGTGTATTCAACATCGATGACTTTAGATTTACTCTTGATGTCAGTGAGGTAAGCTGGTGTTCCACCTACGGCAACTGTAGCGATCTGGTTTTTGTAAGTCTCCAGCAAACCATCTTCAGTGTGGTATACGTTTACATCGAAGTAATTTGTAACCCCGTTTGAAGGAGCTGAGATTTCGATGTATACCTTGTTGTATTCTGCTCCACCATTCCTGGCCACGAATTTGAACCACATCGTACCGGTGATATTTTTTGAGGTTACCTCAGCCTTAGCTGCTCCAGTGGCTGTTGGTGGTGTAGTACCACCAGTGGTAATTGCTGGAGGAGCTGACCAGGTTTGACCGGCTTTCGGAGTAACGACCAGAACATAGTCATCCACTCCGGCACCCATATCATAATAGGTACATGAGCCAACTTTTGCATGATCACGGATAGCAGCAACGAGAGCAGCCATAAACAGTGGGTGGGTACTGAGATCGCCACCGAATGTAACTGTTGCTGAATCTACTGTATCGATTGTAATCTTGGCAGTATGAGTAGCTGCGAATTCCTTGTTGAAGGTAAAGAACCTCGAAGATGGCATACCAGCCACTGTTTCAGTACCATCAGTGATACGGTTGACCCTCAGAGAAGCCCCTGCATTAAGCATCCTTTCGCAAAGAAGCGGGAAATCGTCATTTGGATTGTATCCCCCAAAGATCGATTTGAACTTCGACCATGAACTGATGATATCAATAGGATCCCCTACTGGGCCCCTTAAAGTTTCCCCCTCAACGAAAACTACCCCACCTACTGGTGCGGTTACGGTTTTCGTTTGATCAGTTATAGAGAAACTAACGTTACCTGTGTTAGCCATATTATTTGAATTTCTAGGTTTATAAATGGTATTATTAATCTTGACTCAAAGTGATTGTTATGGATTCAGATTTTCAACATACTGTGTATCCATAGTTAAGGCAACTACTTCTGGTATACCAGTTTCGATGACTTGGATTGCTGTCTCAAAGACGTCTGGTATCTCATACCTGATGATGTGTTCCAAGATGCCTTGAGCATATTCTGGGTTATTACTGCTACTTACGGTCTTCACCAAAAGCTTCTGATCAGTGGTAGGGTACCTTTTGATGTAGGTAAAATTCTGAAGGGCTATTGCAAGGATCGAAAGTAATACCCTCATCTGTTTAATGTCCTTAGCTACTGCATAAATATTAAAGGTAGCATTCGAGGATGTGGTAGGGAATCTCAATTTATTATATGTACCATCAACTTGTTTCTCATAAACTGGAGAAGCATCTAATCCGAAGTCTCCCCTATCCATTGTTATGGTATCGATAACGATTCTCGGTAATTTCTTGATACCCTTATCATCTGGGTTAGAGGAACCAAAGACTTCTACACAAAATCCCTTCATGTTGATGGTACTCTGTTGGTAAGTGATATATGCTTGCCATCCCTGTGAGGTATCTGGGAATAAGCTAGAGTTTCTTACGTCTGGGCAGTATCCGAGTTCAACGCAGACATCCATGATAGCATTGTAGACTGACCTTTCAACTACCTCTTCGGTATTAGATAAAGTGATACTCATAGTTAAAATTTCAAAAGCAACTGAATTTCTTCATTTATAGCTTGCGTTATTGCACTAGACACCGCCTTTTTTCCTCCAATTTGCTTATATACTGGTGCAAACAATGGTCGTGCTTTGATATTGCGTGTAGTTGAGCCCTTTTCGAAGATATGTACATACTGAGAAACAGTGTAACGATCATTCATTCCAAGTTCACCGTCTCCTGCTGAGATACCAATTGAAACTACGTTAGCCTTTCTATTTGGATAAACCTTTATAGCCCTAACAGCTTTACCAGTAAGCCTGAACTTTTCTTCTGGCCCATGTATTACATCGGGATGTTTAGAGGAACTTGCCATCCATCTTTTCTGATAGGTGTATCGCTTACTGTAAGCTTCCCACCCAATCTTCTTACCGTTGTTCCTAATGTTTTCAAGCAGGGCCATGTGATACCTATTGGCAAATTCCATCTGACCTCTAAGTACTGCCCTATGTAAGGCCTTAGGGAGATTCTCAAAGATTCTTTGCCCTCTTACCCATTCCTTTTCATTGATCTGTATCTCAAGTCCACCAAGGATATTACGGGTAACTGTTTCACCCATTATGTCCTCTACGAAGCGAGAGGCACCGAAAGGTATTTGACTTTTCATTGTGGATCAGTTCCTGAAGCGATATCTTCTCTTTGTACGATTAATTGCATCAGCATCGTATCTGATCCAGCTTGTGCAACTGCGGTATCACCAAGTGGTTTGTAGGTAATACCATCAATAATAAACTTATCATAGCCGGAATCGAAATCGAAATAACCGTTGGCATTCAGATATCCTAAATCATTAAGATAATCCTTGTTCAAAATGATACCTGCGTGGCCATAATCTAATTTCCCAGAAACACTACCCTTATCATAAGGCCAGAGTCTCCAGTCATCATAAGAGATAAGACAATATAGATTGATTGAATCGTATGATATAGCTGGTGAGCTACCATCTTCTGAGAAACGGTTTAACCTTCTACGGAACTTCTTCCATACTATGATCTCCCTTGCAGTAGAAGCCATAGCATTTTTGATAGTATCTCTGTAGTCTGCCCAATCTACTCCCGGAAATGCTGTCATGGCCTGTAAACTTGAGGTGCTCTTGTGGTTTTGAAGTCTTGGCAAATATAGATCTTAACCCTTAGATTATGGGCTTGGGTACAGATACGACCTTTTAATTCATCGATAGGACCACCGGGCTTTGTCATTGATGATAGAGCTGAGGCATTACCCTGATTGGTAGTTGAGTTATCTACTGCACTTTGTGAAGTGGGAAAATATTCGACTTCAGTTGGTCCCGTCTGAACTCGTTTGAGTCCTCCAGACACTGTCCCGGAAGAACCTCCGGATGATGTACCACTTCCAGTTGATGCGGATTGTGACATACTTACTGCACCCTGGCTAAAGTAATTCAGGAGGACATCATAAGAGATAAGGTCACCAATGAAGATGGTCTGGCTATCAGTGTATGAGGCATCAATATTCTTGTTACCTTCAGAGATACCAAAAGCATTGTAAAGCATGTTCTGCCATTTCATTGTTAAGACAGATACGAGGTCTGCATTAACTGTTACTGATGATGGTAGGTTAGCTGTTACGTATTCTAACAGGGTCATTGCGAGTGCCATATCGAAATATTAAAAAGGGGGTTGGAAAGACATGTGCCTCTACAACCCCCTTAGTTAGTGATTTTGTTGAATGTTACTTGCCGTAATTCTCTTCCAGCTTGTCGTAGAGATCCTCCAATTCGATCAATGCTTTCTTACGTTTGGCATTGGAAGGAGCTTCTTCGAGTTTTTCAACAGCAGCCTGGATGGCAGCTAAATCTTCCTCGTCAAAACCAGCTTTCTTAGCCTTGGTGATGAACTCATTGGTATCTTCGTCCTCTTCTACTACAGGGGCAGTTTCAAGTTTACCACCAGCTTTGATGAACTCAGCTTCTGTGGCAAAGGTAATATGATTACCCCTTAACGCATCCTGGAATTTTTTGTTCTTGGGTTCTTTCCTAAGTGCAATGACCTCTTTTCCGGAGATAGATGCACCCGAGATTGAATCAAAGAATGTACTTGCAAGTCTTCCTAACTTAAAGTAAACCATAGCTTGTGTTTAATTTTAATAGTCAGGACTAGAATTAGTCGATAGTAACATTCTCCAATGCGGTGATATCCATGTATGATGGGAAACCATAGCCGCTGAAGGCTTTGGAAGAATCCATGATAATCGTGGAATCCCTGAAGATCTTTGCAAAACCAGTGGTTAAGCTGGCATAGAAAGCTTCGGTCTGGTTAGAGACGATTCTTTCTGATTCAACCAGCAACGGCTGAGCATTGAACTTGATAAGGGCATTGGAAGGATCGAGGATGATTTCCTGGTTGGTCGGAATATTACCATGAATGTAATAATTCGTACTTTGAGGAATCGGGGTTTTCATGATGAGCGTCTCAGCAGGAACTCCAACGACCGGCGTTTTGAATTCTGTGAGATCCAATGTAGCCAAAGCTGCATCTTCTCCACCGATGATGGTGTTGGGGAGACGGCCCATACGTGAAAGGCGGATCCAGATTTTCAGGAAGTCCTTGTATGCCTTGGTTGAGGGGTCACCGGTGGCAGTACCGATTACTGGAGCTGATTCTGAACCATCGGCTTGCTCACCGTTGATGAGGCAATCGATAGCCAATACATCCATTGCATGACCGAGCTTTACGCCGAAGTCACGGAGGAAGATTGAGATAACATCCAGTGAAACGTATTGCAGGACCTCATAGGGAATTTTGATACCCCTACCGATTTTGTAGATCCCGAATTTTTTCTGGCCATAAGAAATGGTACCAACCGGGATTGTTTCAGCTTCGGCAACTTTACGAGGAGCAGCATCGCTCATGTTAATCCAAGGCAGGATTTGAGAGAGGCCGGTTGTGTTTTCTTCAGCAGCGATGATGTTCGGCCAAATCGGAGCCTTGCGGTATCCGAGCAACAGAGCAGTGCGGATGATCTCCGGTACTACCCAACGGACGTCATCATCCGGGACGGTAAAGATGTTATTAATGGTGTCAACTCCTGGCGCAATACCAAGATCGAGGAGGTATGAGTCAAGGGAAACACCGTGCTTCCTTTGAACATAATCTCCAAATGACATGTCAACTGGGTTGTTGGGGTCAAGACGTAACGCTTCGACCTCCTTTACTGTTTCCCTTACAGTACCCCGGTATTTCGATGATTCAAGGTTCTTGAGATTCATGTTTTGTGGTTTATTTTCTTAATGATTAATTTGACTGGTCTGGCGATTGGATTAGTACCTGATTGCAAGTCTTACGAGATCCCCATCAGAACCTGAATCCAGGATCCAACCAATGTGATCTGCATAAGTTACGCTGCCATCATCTACCTTGTTGTAACCGGTAGCAGTGTCATATCCGGCATACTTAACCGGGCCTGGTACTACTGAGCCTGAAGCTTGGGCCCAGATAACGCAAGAAGCCCTCATACCGACCGTGACGAATTCATCATCGATGGGTGGGACGATAACTGTACCAATCATGTCAACTGGACTTCCACCTAAACCAAGTGGCAGGATGTTTTCACCTGAACCAGCAAGTTTAACGGGCATACCAGCGAATACTGATAGTGTATTAACTGCAGTGGTTACGGCAGCTTGACCGCCACCGGCAGTTACCTTGGCATTCGTTATGTAAGGCAGAACCGGGTTATTGGTGATCGGGTCATTGTACATGATGACCGTAATTACCCTGGCTGCAGATACAGTTGCCGATTTAACCCCCGCAAGATCGGCAATGGCAGCAGCAATAGCTGTCATCATATTATCATGGGTGTCAACGAATGTTTTTTCGGCAATAGCAACGCCATTGACTTGGCAATTGAATTTGTTGCTAGTAACGAGGTCACCACCAAAAGTAATGGTACCATTCGATGGTGATGCGGTGAACTCAAGAGAGAGATCGTCGAACTCATTGAGAAATACCGACTTGGTTTCAGTTCCTATCATTGTAGGCATATCGATAATTTTTGATTGTTTATATTAATTCTGTTTTGGGTTAACTGAGGTGATTGAATTTCCCTGAGTGTTCCCTTTGAATTTCCTCCTTCAGTTCGAATGCTGTAAGGGCTTTGGATTTTCCAACGGGATTTTCGGGATCCGGGGCAACTGCAGTGGCACGGCTTACATTGTGGCTGTTGCAGTCCTGGCAGGTAAGTGGGGAGAGGGCTTCGAATTCTTCCCTGTATTGGGTTAAGAAAGAATCGGCTAACTCTGGAGCACTTTCATTGATAGCTGAAATGATCTTGTCATCTGATTTTTCGCCTTTGACCAGTTTGTAGAACTTCACAGCCTCTTCCCTTTTCAGAGAAAGATTGCCATTTTCCGATTCCACATAAGCGGTGAGCTTAGTATTCAGAGCTTCGATTTCAGTTTCTTTTTCAGTGATCTGAGATGTTAAAGTCTCAACCTCAGTTTCCTTCTCACCGATTGTCAGTGTCAGGTTTTCGATGGTCTCTTTGGCTGCTTTTGCATTGGCCAACTGGACCCGGAGAACTTCGATGATATTTTCATCTGTTGCCTCAATACCGAATTCGGCAAGTAGTGCATTGATTTCCATTGGTTTGTTATTAAGGTTATTATAATTTGTGTCTGAGAATGATTCCTGTAATTGGTAGGAAGTTAATTGCTTCCATGACATTGAATTCTGGATTGAAGCAATCCTTTCTGCGTGTTGCTTGGCAATATTCTGGCCTTCAATCTTTCCACCATCACCAATTTTCTTTGCAAATGGATCCCTTCCGTGAGGTACCAGTGAAGTTTCAAGGTAATAGAAGATCTCTGTTGCTACCATCTTTACCATCTTACCATCAGGACCCTCTTTCCCAAGTTTAGCTTGGAACTCATCTGCACTCATTTTAGGATGTGATTGTTCCCAAGCAAAGTTAACAGTTACAGAGTTTGAATGGATTGATGGAGGATTCATCATAATGCCCCGTGCAAGACGAGGATTTGACTTACCATCAATTTTAAATGTCCCATTGATACCTGCTGGAACCTTCAGGCCATTTGGTAATGTATATGCGTTTTGCCAAGCTGCTTCAACTACTGCCCCAACCGCATTACCAACTGCCATTTCATGATCAACGTTAACGGATTGACCAAGGATGAGTGGAATAGAATTCTTCAATACTCCCGGTTTTTCAAATGACAGTGGCCCATTCATTGTGGGTAATGTCATAGCTGAGAGCAACCTGTAAACCGGATAAACGAATTCCTCATCTTTAGGTTTTAAATCATCAAGATTGAGGTCTGGGTAATAGGTGGTATAATTGGGTTGTGAGGAATCAAACAAACCGAAAGACTCAACTTCTTTCCTGTCGAATAAACCCTTTTCTGTCATGTCATCCAAATGGAGGACTTCAGGTTTACTACCCATTAAGAGTGAGTGATCCAGTGATAATGTGAGTTGTGAGATTGGCATAACTATTGATTGTATTATAAGTTACCTTGATCTTGTATCTTGATCTTTTCGTTTCGGTTGGGGTTTTGCTTTAGCCCGATTTTTCCTGTCATTGTCGTCTTTTACCTTTGCCGCATCCTGTTCCTTAGCAGCGGTGGCTGCATCAGCAATAGCAATTGGATCCCTTTCTACTCGAGGTTCAGCCTGATCTGCTTTCTCATACCCTGCCTCATCAGCAAAGGTTTCTTGAGAAATGATACCCTGGTCGTAAAGGACTGCAAGGTTCCTAAGTTTAATCTCTCGAGATTGTTGAATCTTTAGGTCATCGGTGATCGTAGATGGTAGGAATTCAAGAGTAAGGTAATCGAATTTGAATCCTGCCAATTGAAGCTCCAACTTAAACCCAAACTCCAGATTTGATTTGATCAGATTCTGGACATTGTTTAATTGAGAGAGCATCTTGGTAAAGATGATATTGATGTGGGTCTCTGAACCAGAAGAGTCAGCACCTAAAAAGGCGGGGGGCTGCTTTAACCCATTAGCTACAAGAGTTTGATTCAAGCCGAAAACTTCCGTTAGCCCCCCGACACTCTTCGTTGTGGAATTGAATTTGTATTCATGGTCTTCCTTAAAGCCAACCATTACACCATCCTTAACCCCATCCTTTAAATTTTTCTTCGATTCAGCGAGCAGTGTAGTTAACCTTGCCTGGTACTGATCCTCATTCTCACCAGTTATCATCCCGGGCTTCTCCATGAGGAATTCCAGAAATCCCATTAACCCAACTTGACCTACTATGAAATCAATATTCTTCATCATTGACTTCTGGGTAGCGAGGTCTTCAAGTGCAGTTAGGAAAGGTGGTATGCCATAGGGGATTTGAGTATCACCATTTAAGGCGAAATATTTTGTATAATATGGGTTTAGCTTAACCAGCTTTTGTGGAGAAACTTTATCATCGATGGCATAGGTATTTTTCACCAGTTGATAAAGATCATAACGCCTTGACCGTTGGTTAAATGACCATCGTGCAGTTTCTGGGTTAACCATAGCAAGGTGTTTAACCCCAGTTAAGTCATCTTTAACTACCCATTCATTGAAAAGAGCACCACCGATATAGATTTGTGAGATCATCTTATTAATAATCCCATTGATACCATCAACACCATCCATCCACATCTTCGATGAATTTTGTAGGTGTCTTCTCATGGCATCAACCTGATCGGCCGGAACTGATTTATCGAAAACGATTCTGTGACCGGTATTAGTTAATTGAACTAAGTCATTCAATACTAATCCAACATTCTGATTGACAGCAGCAAGTTTCCGAATTACTGGGATGTATTCGAAAATGAAGCTAGGCTTAACGAATCGAGTTTTACCTTCGATATACTCATAACCATCAATCACTGGATAGGAATCCTGTGTACGAGGGGGTTTAGGAGTATTCACTTGGGTAGGTATAACCAATGCTTCGGCTTCCCTTTGTTTCTTCCACTTAACTTCAAATATTCCTAATATATCCATACTATTGAGGTGCTACAACTACTGTTGAGGCTCTTCCCTTTCTGATGTAATTACATATTGCCTTTGCCATGATAGAGTCATCAGTATATGTATTATCATCTTCGAGTAAGTCCTCTGTTGATTCCTTAGATGATTTATCTTTACCCAAAGCGATGGGTTTGTTTTGTTCATTATAGATAAAGGTATAGGCTTCTTGACAGAAGAACTGATCCTTTACTATGATATTGTTATTTCTGATATCCTCTTCGAGTTCATCAATAATAACTGGCCTATTCTTTTTTGTAGTTAACCAACCTGGTATCCTTTTCTTTTTGGCCCTGGCTTCTCCCTTTTCCCGAAGAACTTCAGTTGAGAAATAAGTATTGGCATAACCGGCCCTTTGAATCTGATCAACTACTGATAAACCGATATCATTTGCTTCGCAACCTATCTGTGCCATGTTATAATCATATCCGATTTTCATTAGGATATCGCCATAGCGGTCGGTTGTTACTTTACCCTTAAATACAGCCATCTCTTCGCCGTATCTATCCATTATAGTAAAGGCGGAATAGTCTCTCGCTCTACCAGAAGCAACGTCGGCCCCTAGATAATAAGTTGCTCCTCTTTGAGCCTTCTTGAAGATATGAAGTGAACCATTCATCCTGGTTTCAATGACTGGGTATTCTGGTAAGAGATCTTCTATTGCTTTGATATCTGCTAAGTCAAATACCGTATCTCCAGATGAAAGAAAGTCACCATCGATTTCCTGAGCTGTTCTTTTAGCTCCCAATGCGGATTTCATTGTATTATACCAATTGATATCCCTATCTGGGTGCATATCCCATTTTAATCTGATTGGTGTAAATGGGTTACCACCTGCCATTGCATCTACCCAGGATTTGTGGAAGAAATTTCCAACACCGTAAGGAGTGGAGTTAAGAATTGCAGATCCTCCAGTTGAAAGGGTAGGGAAAGCTGCTGCCCAGATTTGATTGGCCCATTTGATGATCGCTGCCTCGTCGATAACCAATAACGATAAAGCTTCAGATCGTCCGGCATCCTCTGTAGTTGGAATAGAGGTGATAGTTGAACCATTCGCAAACTCGATTTCTGTTGTTGTCCCAAAACTTGTCCTTGACGTTCCATTGATTATAGGTACTTGAAGATATGATGGTAGATTTTTATAAACAAACTTAATCCTTCTCAGAACTTTCTTAGCTACTGTTTCCTTGATAGAAATAATCTGGATACTCTTATTATTATGATACATTGCAAGCCATAAACAATACATGGCTATTAACTCTGTCAATCCTGCTTGTCTGAATTTCAGTACTATGTTAAACCTTCCCATCAAGAAATACCATAACACTTTCTTTTGAAAAGGATACAAAGCAAATTTAACCTTTCCTTTAATAGGATGTATTACCCATACAAAAGTTGAGAATAGGAAGGGATCATTCACTACTTTAGCTAATATCTTTAGCTCAGATTCTGAAAGGTATCTCTTATCAATTCTTGTTGTTATTCCCATTCTATTTAGTATATCATTACCAAAGGATTGATTGAGGGATACAAATATATTATATCTTATAGATATATAATATATTTATCCCTCTTTCTTTCCTTATATTAAAAGTCGGATATGGATTCAAGGCATATCTTAAACCATTTCCCAATCTCATAAGGAGGGGTTTTTGTAGCCGTTATCCTTCCTTTCGTTATACACTGTTTCCTTTTCGTTTCATCATACCAAAGTTTGAATTTATCAGGTATACCCTGGATTCTGGCCAATTCCCTTGGGGTCATCATTAAGTTCCAATGGTTAAATTGCCTGTTTTGTTTTCGTGCGGTAGAGGGATAAGATCCTCTGGGATTTCTGTAGACTCCTGGTGCGGTTGAGAAATTCTCTCCGGGAGTGAGGAGACGTTTTGAGTTCTCTGGTAAAGCTTCCCAGATTTCCTTAGCCTCTTGAACAGTGACCTGTTTCCCCCCGTATAAAGCAAATCGTTCATCTAATCCCTCCCTTACGTTACAAATTGATTCATCCTCTTCTTTTAAGTCCCAGACTAAATCACCAGAGAGTTTTGGTATATTAACTGGAAATGGCCTAAATCTGTTGATATGACTTGGATTCAAGCACCCAATAACCAATAGCCTTTTTCTTGTTCTTTGGGAGTTACCAAACTCAAATACACTAGCCACTATCATAGTTATTGTGTATTCTGGGAAAGATGCAGTAAAATCATCAAAGCTATATGATGCCTCTAGCTTAGGTAAGTTCTCCATCATCCATACCTTCGGTTTTAGTTCTTGTACAGATCGTATGAAAAGGTTAAAGCTATCATCATCCTTAGCGGAGGTAAATTTCTTTCCCCGAGAAAGTGCAAGCATAGAAGAATGGCCACAATTTGGAGCCCCTACAATAACATCGATATTCTTATGGTGTTTGATTACATCCTCCGTAAACAGTAACTTATCAGGAAAGTTTAATTGCCATTGTATGTCCTTAGGAGTTTTAAATGCAGACCGTATTTCAATGTTCCCAACCAAGTTCTCTTTAAATGGGTGTAATATTACCCCATTCCCTCCACATACACCTAAAATGTTCATATTCAAGCAGTTTTAGTTAAATCCTCTAGATACTATTTATTTGCAAATATCACTTAAGTTTAGTACCTTTATATTTAATAGTCTTCCTAAGAATCCTGTTATACCTCTGGAAACTCTTAGATTCCAGAGACTAAAGATACCTAAAATAAAAGATGATAACAAAACAACCTCCCGACAAACTCTTTAAAATGGAAGCAGTTACAGTTAAAAAACTGACATCATCTGAATCAAAACATTCCGAGTATATAGAGTTATCTCTTTACCCTCTTGCGGTTAAGAAAATGGCCCTAAAACACAGAGATAGTGTTAAAGTAAAACTTTTTGGTGATACGTTAAGTATTGCAATCCCCTCATCTGAATCTCGGGAGAAGACCCTGTTAAACTTAAGAGAAAGCCATTGCGGGAAACTCCTTACCAAATCTCGGGCTTTGTTTGAGATGGGTATAAAGCCAGGCACTTATAAATTCAAGGCTACTCGGTATTGTTCAACTTTTAAAGTCGATTGGCATGAGTTTGAGAAAGTTGGGTAATTACATTTGGCTCTGGATATTGGTTTTCAGCAGTTTCTTTAAATTGATTTTCTATCTGATTAGTTTCCCGTGCTATATATTATATACCAAGTATAAGCATTACCGAATCATGAAAAAATGGGAAAAATTCGGTACAGAACTTAAAAACCTTAATCCCTATGAGCACAGGCAAAATGAATCCTAGAATTGGTAATACTGTTGCTGCCACTGTCCAGGTAATTATTTTAGTGTTACTGATTCTTTTTGTGATCATCAAGGCTAGATCTCAGGATATTCCTAAGGGTCTTAAGCCAATTTCACAGAAGAAGGCTATCGAGAAGGCCACTATTGATTTTTCAAAAGAGGTCCTTATCTTTAAGCTAACAGGTATCATTGAAGTCGACGGCCATATTTTCGACAATGACACTAGTAGACATGCCATCTACTATATCGCTAACCTTGATGGCGTCACTTTAAAGGATACCGTTAGCGACATAACCTTTACCCATAGGACTTGCACTAAGCCAGGTTGCAAGATTATTCACCTTGAAATGGAGAATACTTGGACAATACCATCCAATAGAGGAGTTATAGTACCGGGATATATAACACCTAACTGGGGTGGCACTTATCAACACTAATATGAGAACAATGGATTGGACAATCGGTATCTTTCTAGTAATAACTGGAGTTATTGCTATATTAGTTGGTTGCATTTTTCTAACTAGAGCATCTTACAGCAACGGTTTTAATGCCTGTAAGTCGGAGTTTCAAGAATACTTAACTGAATCTAACAAGGTAACTTACTTTGATGAGTTTGGTGCCAAAGAGAAATTGAAGTCCTTAAGTACAACAAGAAGAGAATACGAAAAAACCTTATTAAATAATCAAGAACCATGAAGAGAATATCTATTACAATTGCTTTCGCATTAATGGCATTCATTGCCTTTTCCCAAACTCCAGTTGCCGCAAACAGTGCAGCTCCATTACCACAACCACCAGATACGGTTAGTGTATTGTTATTGGTAAGTGATACTTCTCACTCTATCGATTCCACTATCGTTAAGGATGCCAATGGGGCCTATTCTTTCCGCTATTATGAAATCTTTAAATCCAATACTTTGGCTTATATGCCGGGATTTGCAGTTATTGATAATGGAGTTGTAACGGCCTACTTAACCATTTATCGTAAAAGGCTAACTCCCAATATCCTGGTCTGGAATGCTATAAGGAGAAACTAATCAGTTCTCATCAAGATTTGTTGGGTTATTAATAAAGACTCCAATGGAAATTAAGGAATACATCATAACGAATATCATCAAGGTTAAAGGCACAGAAGCTGGTACAACCAAATGTCCTAACTGCGGTAAAACCATTGGGGTCTATACACGGAATTCCACTCCTAAGGCTTGCACTACTTTCTGTAGTCCTAAAACCTGCAATACGAAATTCGATCCTAATTTCAACCCAAAACCAGGAAACAGGTATTGGGCCCAAAAACTGGCATTACCAAAACCCAAATAGTTGTTTTCATATTAGTCGGTTAATTATTGTTGAGAAGCCCTGGTTACGGGGCTTCTTTTTGTGATACAAGTGGAATACTCTAGGTATGAAGGATACTATTTATAATAAATAAAAGATATGCAACCAGAAGAACAGATAACCCCAATCAGTCCAGAAGTAGATACAGCTATTAATAACCTTGTGAAAGATATGCATGATGCCATTATGCCTGTGTACAGCGTTGAGCACCAAAACATAATCCTGTTTAGGTTAATCTATAAGATGAGGGATACTAGAGAAGCCCAAGTTAATGAACTGAATGCTCACATTAAAAGCATTGACTCGAAGGTTCAGGAAATCTATCAAGCTAATAACAACTTACCAAAATTCCCATGACAACAACTGTAATTGGATACTGGGTTTACCTTATATCGATTTTGGTTTGCTACGAACCAGGATACTTCTCACCTGAACAAACTACACAGGTTTGTGATACTGCATACATGATGCCCACAACGAATCGAGCAAATGTTGCCTATGCCATGCAGTATTATCAGAACCTTGCTGATAGCACTTATTTTCTGACTTGGGATGAGATTGATAAAAAGCCTATAGAGGTATTCCTTGATAGCGTTTGGTGTGATACAATACAATAAATTATGACACAAGAAGAATGGAATATTGCCTGTGAAGCTATGCGACAGGCTATGCTTGATAATTACAATGAATTATCCATTAAATTTGAAGAAAGGGCAAGCGTCATGTTTGACCCAGAAACTATTCCCATCCCTCCCATGCCCGAAAGCATGAAGGAGGAATCTCTAAACAATACTGATTATAGGAGAGGATATAAACAACCATAACTTCACACAAAAAGGCCCTCAATTAAGAGGGCCGATTTGTTTATAAAGGTTGAGGATAAACCTCAATAGTTAAAGGTACATTGTTCATCATACTATCCGCAGGAGTCATGTTTGCAGTGGTTTGAATCAACAGGGTATTCTCTGAATCTACCGATACAAAGACTAGACCAAGTAAAGATCCTTCTACAACTACGAATGAAGTCTGGGGAGTGATGAATGGCATGTTATTCTCAGTGAAGAGGCTTTCCTCAAATACCATCTCATAAACCCCTGTTTCAAGCCTTCTGAGAGTAAAATCACCAAGTGTGTTTACCTTAGTATCAGCATAAGGATCAAAGTTGATCATCAGTACGGTACCATTTTCCCAAACTGCCGGTGTAACGTTACCCATAAGTGAGTATGTATCAAAGGCATTTCCTGGTGTTTCACTGGTAAAGATCAGTGAGGTATCGGTACGGGTTATGATGACATGTTCGCTGAGAAAGTATTCTGCATAAGTCGTTACGAAGTTTGCGAGAGTAGTTGGGATATCGGTATTGAATTCCAGAAGCTGAACTGGGCTATTTCCATCAGCATACATCATACTTTGACCGCTATCTCCAGTAACGATGAGCTCCTGAACCTGAGCCACTGCTTCAACGTTAGGAGTATTCTCAGTTCCAATCGTACCATCCAAATCACCTGCAGGATACATGGTGATTACTGGTGAGGTAAAATCACCTGTTCCTGCCTGACCAGTTAGGATAATATCTGAACCCGAGAAAGAAAGGGTGATATCAACGTTACTGTAAGCGCTAAGATTTTGAGTAGCGAAAAGCTCAGCTGCTTCGGCTAAAGTCTTAGGAACGGATTCAAATTCTGGAGTGTTTAGATCTGGAAAGAGGAATAAAGCGTGTGGTCCAATTCCTGCAGCTTCCACTGAGGCTACTCCACCTAATGTCCCTGTAAGGGTGATGGTGTCGATCTTCACTACCTCTTCTACGTTCTCTTGGGTAACGGATACTGTACCATCCAGATCTCCTGAGCCATTCAGGACATCGACATGATCAAAGGCAACCCCTGCATCTTCAGCAGTGAAAATAATATCGGCTAAGATTGAGGTCACTATAACGCCTTCAGCCAAATAGTCAGCCGCATAAGCCGTTACGAAATCTGCAGCCGTTTCAGTGAGTCCAACCCGAAATGTAGCCAACCGCATCTCCAAGCCAGCCCCTGAAATTGCAGCAGTTCCAGATGTTCCAGTAAGTGTAACGGTTTCGGATTGTTGATCAGGTGCTGAATAAGCTTGGGTATGAGCCACTGTACCATCCAAATCCCAAGGCACTACCGTAACAGTAGGAGGGGTAAATGGAACTCCAGCCACAGCAGCAGTGAAGAAGATGGAGGCATTGTCTGCAGTAACTATGATACCCTCAGCTAGATAGGCATCTGCATAGTTTTCAGCAAACAGTGTAGCTATTTGGGCCAATGTCATTTCAATCCCACTAAGCCTGCAAGTTAAACCTCCAGGTCCAGAAATGGCAATGTAATTAGCAGTAGAGGCCCCGGTTAGTTTAACGTATTCCACCTGGGCAACAGCATTAACATTTTCCTGGATCTCTACCGATTCCCCAGATAGTGTTCCAGGGATGAAGACCTGATCATTTTCATTTTCAATTCCGAAGTTACTGAAATCATCTCCCTGTGCGATGGTTTTGATACAGTATTTTGTACCGGGGATTAATGGCCCATCAGTAGAAAGGACCTCCATAGTTGAGGTTTGGGAAATGAGGCCCTTGTAGATTAGTGGATCCTGAGTTTCCAACTCTCCCACTGCTTCAATGACTTCTTCGAATTTATCTACGATGTCATTGTAAAGTTTTCCTCTTACCACCCAACGATCGGCAGCTGACCCAGAATTACTGGGACAAGTGTCTTCATTGTGATGAGGTAAATTAGTGATGCTCATATCTTAAGATTTAAGTGTGTGAATATTCTTAGATAGGCGGAATGGTCTTCTGTAGAATTGTATCCTTTCGCGGAAAAGGCTGGGGTCGGATTTTTGCAGGAAATTTTTTGGTGGTTGGGCTTTAAAACAAAAGCCGAGAAAGCTGTGCATTCTCGTTTGTGTTAGAATGCAGTTTCCGCATTTATAGGGAAATCCTTAAAGGTTTACCCCGTATCCGTATCCGTATCCCTGAAAAAGCTGGCTGGGATTTTTGGGTGGGATTCTAAGGGGCCTTCGGTATATAAGATATGCAAAAATATATAAAAGTTAGGGGCTAACTTTTATATATTTAATTTTATTAGTTTTCATATATAACTGTAAACATTGTTTGAATTGCTATACCTTTTTTATCTATTATAAAATATTCAATAAAATAAATATCAAAAAATGTAATAAATATTTCATATTTACATTTTTTCAATTCGTCAAATGTTTTTGCTTGTTCGTCTAACATATTAATATATGTATAGTTATTATTTATTTGCACTAAATCTGTATTAATGCAAATATTTTTAAATCTCTTTTCCATATTATTAAATATTTGAGTTTAAAAGTAAAAAAATGTAAAAGGACTGCAAAGGTATATTAATCATCTTTGCAGTCCTTATAAACGCTAAAAAGCCTATTTATTAATAAACTTTTTGTATTCTATCAAAAAGGCTTTTACTGTTGGTGTACTTTCTCTTTTTGCGTCACAAAACCTTGTTTTATCTGAAAAAAGAATAGGTACAATATTTTTAGAAAAATATTGCAATAACTCTTTTTTTGGTGCTTCTGACAATGCAAGCGCAATTTTGAAAAAATCATCCAAAATGTCACGCAAATCGCTACGAATTGCATTCTTTTTGTCCTTTTTTAGCTTATTTTCTGAAATTGATTTTACAGAAAAATCTGAAAAAAAAGAATTTAAAAAATCTATCTTTTTTTCAATTTCAGAAAAATTATATACTCCATTAGAAGTTACTGAAATATTAACTTTTTTCAAGTTATTATTTTCAATTTCAGAAGCCCAAGCATTTTTTTTAGTTGTTTCCATTTTTTTAAAATATTTGTGTACTGTTTAAATATTGTATAGAACAAAAAAGCCTTATAAAAATTTCACAATTTTTTAGCTGAAAAAACTACTTTTTGGCACAATATTTGGAAGCACAAAAAATTTGTTTTTTACTTTGTCAAAGAACGAACACAAATATACGTTCTATTTTTAACATTTCGACATTTGTTAATAACTTTATTTTTTGCATTTTTTGCAAATATTATTTATTTAAATATTTATTTAAACATTTGATTATTTATTTATATATTAATTATTTATACATATATCCAATTTTTGCATTTATGCAATTAGGGTGGGATGGGTGTGGAGGGCAATAAGGAGCCTTAGCTAGCGGGTCGCGCCCGACCGCGCCGCTGGCCATGTGAGACTCCCCGTTCTCACGGACATACGCGCCGCTTGGCGACCGTTTCCCAAGGGATATTCTAGCGGATTTAGATTTGTTGCAGTTAAGATTATACTACAGACTGCAGATAGTGCACTAGATTAACTAATGGATGCAAGGATTGAACAGATTAGTATAATGAATGCTAATAGTAATTCAAAGGGATTTATCTTCTGATATCTCATGGTTATAACTATAAGAGTGATAGATGGAATGATTTGAGGTCCTTAGGTAGCCTTAGCTGGTCAGCTGGTACGAGGGCCAAGCCCGATTGCCTGGCCCGTTGGTACGCGGGCCTAGCTTGGTACTGGGCAACCCAAGTCCTCAGGATATACCTCATGTATAGAGATGATATCATCAGGGTGGCAGTCCCAGTCGGGAGTCCTGTTGTACCAGTCCTGATATGCAGTCATGGGATCTGGTCCATAGATACGTTCTGATACTTCTGTCGGGTTTTGGTTCTCATCGACAGCACGGAAGGTGATGCAGTATTCTTTCATGGTATAGGTTTTTATGACTTGTGGTACTCACCGCATTCAGAACAGCGAGTAGTGAATTCAATGTCAGTATGAAACTTCTTGTCAGCGATGTACATACCAGTAGGATATTTGGAATGCATCCAGTTAAGGCAGAAGTACATGAGTTTCCACATGATGCGGTCCTTGAGTGATTGTTTTACTACGTGTGTCATGGTTATGGGGTTTTAATATTGGTAAGTGATAATGATTAACCAGTTGGTATCAGTGATGGCTTTGGTATCGATGTGAGTAAGGGAAGTACCGTAAAGAGTTTCGACCAGTTCCTCGGCCTTGGCCTGAAGGTTATTAAGGAGACGATCGATATCCTCGTATGAGGTAGGGTTATCCAGTTCGTAAGGCATAAAAGAACCGAATTCCGGTGTGAAGCAATAGATATGAGTTCCAGCATCATCGCAATACCCGATTTCGTGATGGGTGTAACTGATAAATGGCATAGTACGTTTCTCAGCAGTTCTTTGAGATTCGTTGTGTGCACGGATATAACCGAGCAAGAAGGCCTCGAATTCAAGGTGATTGAATTCACCGAGTACCGAGTGTACCGTTTTCATGAAGTCTGATTCTGATTTTTCCATAGTATGTATTATTTGAGGGTTAAAAGGTTACAGTGATGGGATACAGGGATGGGTTGCATTAAATTATTTAATTATTTTTATTTGTATTTATTTTCTACATTTTTTATTAATTCATTAAAATATAACATTTGAATAATTTTTTGTTCATCTATACTTATTTCAGACAAATGATATTCTTTTTTATATTCTTGTTTAATTATTCTATTTTTTATTGTTAATATTTCAATATTTTTTCTAACTAAACAATCAATAATATAATTAATTGGATTGTCATATATTATCGGAATTATTTTTTCATATATTTCATAATCTTTT